GATAAAAATCGTTCTTCTAGAGATGCATTTTTCATTTTATTTTTATCTCCTTGAATTTTATTTTACTTATATTATAAAATAAAAATTCAAGATTTTATACATAATATAAATATAATTTAATTTACATAAAAATACTTTAAAATAGCTCTATATCAAATTTTTTAAATTTAAATTAATTGAACTAAATTCAAAATAAATGTAATGCGTAGCACTGTTATAGCACCTAAAAAATAAAATATATAGTAATCTGTAGCACTTAATATTTAATCTAAAAACTGATAAACAAACTCATCTAATTTTTGATTTTGCTTATCTATAGGCATATGAGTATAAACAGAAATAGTTGTACTATTTGTTTTATGACCTACATATTGTGATACAAAAACAGGACTAATACCATATTCTTGTGCAAGCGTAATAAATACGTGTCTAGTTGAATGTGCTGTAAAATTCTCAAATCCTGCTTGTTTAAAAAACATACTAACTTTTTTTGATTCATGAGGCAGATACCTATTTTTTTTAAATTTTTTATCATCAAAATATAATTTTACTTCGGATAAAATTCTATTATTTACATAAATTGTTCGATTTGAGTTATTAGTTTTTGTTCCTTCTTTGATATATGTTTTATAATTTTCGTCCATTGTTAATGTTTTATTAATTGTAATAGTTGATTGTTCAAAATCAATATCACCTTTTTGAAGTGCTAATATTTCACCTATTCTTAGTCCTGCTAAAAAACCTAATAGAATACATAAATATAAATGTCCTCCAATAAATTTAGCTAATAATAAAACTTCTTTTATTTTTTTTATTGATGGTATATCTATTTTCTTTTTAATTGGTGAAGTTCGTATTTTAGGTATATATGGAATAAAATTAATTACACCTCTATCTCTTGCAAATCTTAATACTTGATTCAATACTGAAATTGTAACTACTATTGTTGCTTTACTTTTTGTTGCTACGAGTTCATTAACAATTAACATAATAGTGTTATCCGAACATTTATTCATTTGAAAATTATTAATATCAGATATTAATTTAATCCTTGTTCTAGTGTTTCTATAAGTTGATGGAGCTAAACTATTTTTCTTAAATTCTAACCATTTCATTGCATAATCATAAAAATAATCATTATTGCTAATTTCTTGATTAGACTTAAACCATTTCATACATTCTTGTTTTGTACCAGTTTTTGTTTTACGAACCTGTTTCCCGTTAGCATCTACTCCTACACTTATTGTAACCTTCCATTTATTTGTTCCTAATTTTTTCCAGCTACCTTCGCCATTTCCTCTTTTTTTTGTAGTTGTCAATATAAAATCTCCTTTCACATTCCTCCTTTCTTCGAGTATAACATAATTGTAGCTCTTAACAATAGATAAAATTTTTTTAAAAAAAATAAAAAAAATACTTGCATGGAGCTAGAGTGATGTTAATATAGAGAATGTCGAAAGGCACAAAACAAAAAAATGTTAGGAGATGTGATAATTTGGAACAGAAAAATGACAAATTAAAAACTTATGCAGTAAAGGTATTTGAAGGCGAAGTCATGTATTCTGCTGTAAATGGTAATGTAAATGAATGGGAAGGAAAACCAACAGGATATGTACTTAATCTCAAAGTAACAAGCAAAGAAGTCGAAAAATTGAAAAAACTTGCCACTGAATTGATTGAAAACGCTAAAAAAGACACAGAATTTAAAAGTGCTAGTGGTACAAAAGTTTCAGCTAATCAGTGGTTGCCTACAGATTTCTTAGTAAACAAGCTTATTAAAGAAAAAGATGGTGTCCAGTTTATTAATTGCAAAGCAAAACATGAACGTGAAAAAGATGGTGTTATTAATAGAGTATTTATTCCTGTTTACGACAAAGATAACCATAGACTAGCACCAGAAGAAGAACAAAATTTGCAATTAGCGTATGATGCTAAAATTGCAGTAAATCTTTACATGAGAGTTGTATTTACTAACCTTTATCAAGGTGTATCTATTAGATTGAAAGATATTCAACTTTTAGATGATGATTGCTTATTTAAAGGAGGAAATGGTGGCTCTCCATTTGAACCAGTAAAAGCTGATATTGATGAAGATGTACCAATCTAATGACTGAAAAAGAAAAACAGCAATTTATTAATGCAAAAAATAAGTCTTGGCTCGTTGCCAAAATAGTTATTCGAAAAAAGAAAGATAAAGTGTGGAATCTTACTGAACACCAAAGAATTTCTAACCAATTAAAGAAATATGAAAAAGAAGATATTGATACACTTTCTAAATTATACGAATACTTGGTTGAGGTTAATGAAATTAGTGCAGATGCTTCTATTTTTAAATTAATAAAAGAAGCAAACGAATTTATGCAAGAAAAAGTACCAAAGAAAAAAATGGTACAAATTCAACCAACCGATTTAATGAAATATTTATAAGGGGAATATATATGGTAATTACACAGTATGAAAACAAAAAAATGATGATTAGTCCGAAAAGTAAGAAGATTGCGACTTCTTGTGTTGAGATTATTTTATCTGCTGACAAAGGAAACAATATTTTGAAGCAAAATAAAAAAGCCCATAAAGTTTCCGATATTATTACTGGATTTAAGTTTGCTGAATTAGCACCAAAGTCCACAGAATTAAAACAAAATAAGAAAAGAAAGCATAATAATAAATATGCTGGAGTAAATTGAATAAGGTTATAGGTGTAATAAGTTTAACCAGTCTAGTATTATTGGGTGGTTGTGGTCAAAATCCACAGCCCTCTAATATTACTACTATCCACCATGAAAATGAATATGTGAATTTGTGTGATATTGAAGATGAATTAATTAGTGAATTGGAAAAAGAATATTATAGACAAGAAGCACTAAAACCAAAATATCGTACAGAAGAAGCAATAATTACTTATTACACTGCTGCTGATGATGAATGTGGAAAGAATGATGGAATAACCGCTTCTGGTACAGTTGCTACAGAAGGAAGAACTGTTGCTTCTGACCATTTACCTTTAGGGACTGTTGTTGAAATAGATGGTGTGCAATATGTAGTAGAAGATAGATTTGGTGGTGGATATAATAATAAAATTGATGTATTTGTTAATGATAAACATACTGCCTATAAATTAGGCAAAAGAAAGGTTAAAGTGAAAATTTATGAATAAAGACAATTTAAACCTAGATAAAGATGATTTACGTATTGAAAATTTAATGCTAAAAATAGAAAATGAAGCATTAAAGTCTAAAGATAAAAACAATCTAGTAACATTAGAAATGTATAAAAAACTCATGGAAGAAAATGCTAAATTAAAAGAAGAACTTGATAAATACAAAAAACAACTTTCGGAATATAAAGTAGTATGCAGATCGGTTTTATCTTTATATAGAGTTTTAAAAGAAATCTCTAACTTTTTGGAATCAGAGGATATTGTTAATTTAGAAAATCATATAAAAAAAACAATTGCATCAAGACCAGTTAATATAAACATGAGTGTGTTTGAACTTCGTGAAATGAATAAAAGTGAAACATGGGGATTATAATACATGAGTGTTGTTGACGTATTAAGACAAAAGCCTATGGTTGAATACATTCCTGAAGCTATAAGAAAAAGTGATGGAACTTATCGTTGTTGTTGTCCTGTACATGGTGGCGACAACGAAACATCATTTGCCATTTTTGATGATAATAAGTTTTATTGTTTTGCTTGCCATGCTAGTGGAGATATTATTAACTATAAAATGGAAAAAGATAATATCCCATTTGCTATTGCAGTAAAAGAATTGGCGAATGATTTTTCTTTACCTTTAGATGATGATTATATTCAAGAACAAAATTTGGTTGATAAAAAAGAACTTCAATCAAAAGCATACGAAAATAAAGTAGATAGTGTTATTGAGTATTTAATGCAAAGTAGAGGTTTTAGCGAGGAAACTGTCAAAAAATTCAGACTAGGATACAGCGAAAAATCTAAGGCTGTTACAATTCCTATGTTTGATGAATATGGTAGATTAGTTTGTTTTGGTTACCGATATTTTGAGAATAAAGTTAAATATAAAAATGGGAAAAATAATCCACCATTGTTTGAAAAAGGAAAATATCTGTATGGTATTAACTTTGCAATAGAAAGATTAAAACAAAGTGATACCTTATATGTATGCGAAGGATATTTTGATATGATATCTGCTGATGAGCAAGGATTAGCTTGTGTTGCTTATTGTGGTATTACTTTAACTGCTGACCACGTTAAATTAATAAAACAAATTATTGGTAGACGTGAAATAAAAATAGTTCTAGTACCAGACAATGACAATAGAGCAGATAAATTTATTAATAGAGCTAAAGAATTATTTAGAACTCATGCTTCTAATTTGTTGGTAGAAGTAATGCAAATAGAAGATGGATACAAAGATTTGAATGAACTTCATGTCGCAAAAAAAGATATTAAAAAACAAGTAGTAAAAGATATCAATTTCTTTTTAGCTGAATTTATCCTTAAACAAAATAAAGGACTTGATATTCAGAAAAAGAAAATTATGGAACTTGTATCTACTGTTAAAGACCCTTTAGTTAAATTATCTATTGCAGAATATTTATCTACACAATGGGAAAAACCGTTAGATGTCATTAAAGAATTTTTATCTGTAAAAGAGGAAAGTATTGATGAGGTTTTAAATGAATTTTCTTCCTTAGCTAATGCTACTTCTAGCTTAATTACTGAAGAAAATAATGAACTAAATACAGGTTATGAGGAGCTTGATGGTGCAATTAACCTGTATAAAAAACAGATTACTACTATTGCTGCACCTTCAAATACAGGTAAAACAGACTTTTTAATAGAATTATTGCTGAACTTAAGCATAGTTCAACAAAAAAGAATTTTATTTTTCTCTCTTGAAATGTCTAAAGAGGACGTGTCTGAAATAATTCTTGCAAAATTGCTTCAGCAACCTAGATGGAAAATAAAACAATTTATATTAGAACACCCTTTAGAAGCTAATAATTATATAAATAAAATAGGAACTAGATTACAAATAAATGACAAAGTATTATCTTTAGCTGATATTGATGAACGTATAAAAATCGCTAAAACTAATATTTTTGTAGATGAACCACTAGATATAGTTGCTATTGACCATTTTGGTTTGTTGAGAAACAATACTACAGTTGAACAACAATCTAAAAATGCAGATGGATTAATACCTCTTGCCAAAAATCATAATGTTTGTTTGATTATATTAGCTCAATTAAATAAAGCTTCTCAGGTTATTGAAAAAGGGCGAATTAGAGAACCTATGCAAACAGACATTTCTGGTAGTGCTTCTTTAGGCAATGCGTCTACAACTATTTTAGGTTTATGGCGACCAGAAAAGACTCCAGGAATGAGTGAGATTTCTAAAGAAAATTGGAAAAATATAACAAGACTTAAAATTTTAAAACATAGAAAATTAAAAAGGGACAAGTTATATTTCCAATTAACTTATAACACCGATACAAGCAGATTGGTGATGTTAAAAGAACAAGAAGAAAGAAGTGAATTAGACTGAAAAATAAAGCACATGATGTATATGTAACACTAGGAGCGTCTAATCATAGTGAAGGCGAAAGAGAAGCCAATGACTATTATGCAACTGAACCAAAAGCAGTTGAACTGTTGCTCGAAAAAGAAACTTTTACTAAAGCTGTATTAGAACCTGCCTGTGGTGGAGGACATATTTCCGAAGTACTACAAAAACATGGTTATAATGTATCTAGTTTCGACCTTATTGATAGAGGTTATGGAAAAGTACAAGATTTTTTTAATATAAAACATAGTGATATGGACATTGTTACTAATCCGCCTTATAAAATAGCTTTGCCATTTCTAAAACACGCACTGGATATTATTCCTAATGGTAATAAAGTAGCGTTGTTTTTAAGAGTTTTATTTTTAGAAGGAAAAGAACGAGGACGCTTTTTTAAAGAAAATCCACCGAAGAAAATTTATGTTGCAAGCGGCAGATTGTCTTGTGCTAAAAATGGTGATTTTGAAAAATATAGAAAATCAAATGCTCAAGCGTATGCTTGGTTCGTTTGGGAGAAAGGTTTTAAAGGTGAGCCAACTGTAGATTGGATTAATTTATAAAGGAGAAAAAATATGATTAAATGTAAATTAATTAGTCATACCCCTGAACCAGAAAAAGTCGTATCTATTGCTGCTAAACTTTGTTACAGTAAAAGTGATGTTGATAGCTTAGTAACAGGGGTATTAACAGGAAATGATACCGAAAAATTTATTGATAAATTAAAAGGAATGGGACACGAATCACCACTAGAACACGTTTCTTTTACGTTTGCTATTGAAGGTGTTTCTCGTACACTTACCCATCAATTAGTAAGACACAGAATTGCATCATATTCTCAAAAATCTCAACGTTATGTGAGTGAAAATAATTTTGAATATATTATTCCACCATCAATCGCTAGAGATAGTCAAGCTAAAGAAAAATTTGAGAATTTAATGTGTACAATTCGTCAAGCTTATAACGAATTAGCAAGTATGGATATCCCTAAAGAAGATGCTAGATATGTACTTCCTAATGCAACAGAAACAAAAATTATTGTTACCATGAACGCACGTTCATTATTTAACTTCTTTTCACTTCGTTGCTGTACTCATGCTCAATGGGAAATTCGTCAACTGGCTAATTTAATGCTTGCTGAAGTACAAAAAGTTGCACCTATTTTATTTAAAAATGCAGGTGCTAGTTGTAAAAAAGGATATTGTCCAGAAGAAGGAAGGTCTTGTGGAAATGCTCCTACTTTATCGTTCTTAAAAGAATTTGTAAATGTATTAAATATTTAAATATTAAAATTGGAGAGTGATAATTATAGAAAATAAAATTGAACGTGGTAAATCCACGACTGGTAAAATTACTCACTTAAGTGCATCAACGATTATGAGTATGAAAACTTGTGGCAGACAAGTTTATTTCAGAAAAATATTAGGTATGGAAAATAATACACAATATTCAAAAACAATCTTTGGTTTAGCAATCCATTCTGCTTTAGAATATTGGGGAAAATGTAAAATTGAGAATAAACCTGTTATTTTAAAAGAAGTGATTGATAAATTTAACGAATATTTCGACAATCATTATAAAGAAATAACTGTTTGGGGAACTGATACTTATGAACAACTTAGAGAGCAAGGAGCAGTTGCATTAGATTTATTCTTTAAAACATTTAAAGATATTAAACCAGCTAAAGTAGAATGTCAATTTTTAATTGATAGAGGAAAAAATAAGCTTCCTGTATTGGGATATATTGACCTTCTAACCGAAGATGATTGCATTTACGATTATAAGCTTGGTAAACGTGCTACCACTGCAAAATATATTGGGAACATGAGTATCTACGCATGGCACTATTTGCTTGAAACAGGAGCTTTCCCAAAAGAAGTAGCTACTATTGCTGTTAAATGGAGAACAAAAAACAAACAAGATTATGTAGCAGGTTGGGAAAAGCATATTATTCCTGTAGACATGAATTATATTAAATACATTGAGAGTGAATGTAATGACACTGAAAAAATGATTGACGCAAATGTGTTTAACCGAGCTGAAGCTGGCTGTGGTTTATGTAAAAATTGCGGTTATCGTGAAGAATGTGGAGTGGTAATTTTATAATGGGAAGTATATTATTTGTATTTATATTAATAATCTTAGGTATATGTTTTTGTAATAGACATAAGGAGTAAAAAATGAAACTAAAAAAACATTCAAAAAAAGTTATGGCAATTATAATGTCAGTCATGATTGGTTCTACAGCTTTAACAGGCTGTGGAAACCAACCTGAAGTTACTGAAACAGCCAATGGAAATGTAATAGTAACAACTCATGAATCTAGTTTTTTTGATACCATGATGGGAGCTGTAGCTGGTACAATGCTTGGCAATATGATTGGCAATGCTATTTGGGGAAGCAGTTTTTCTGAAAAATATAACTCTAGTAGTACAAAAAGTAACACTTCTACAAAAACTACTACTAAAGAAACTAAACCAGACACAAAAAATAATGTAAAAGATGTAAAAAATAATGTTGCACCAACAGAAAAGAAAGAAGAAAAAAGCAGTTCTTCTACTGTTGCTCCTGTACCTAAAGCAAGCAATGGAGCAACAAATATTACAACACCAAAATCTACAACACCTAGTATTGGTACAAATAAAAGTGTATCTACAGGAAAAACAGGAATTGGCAGTGCAGGTGCAAGAGGAGGAGCAAGTAGCTAATGAAACTAGGAATGAATATACCTTTTAAAACACAAGCAAAAACAGAAGTAAAAGTTGCTAAAAATAATTGGGTTGATGATATTGATAGAGATATTATCCCTTACATTAAAGAACCAGAATGGAAATATAGCTATCCAACTAAAACAGCAATTTCTATTTCAAAAGAAGAAAAAGAATATGTTGAACATCAAGCAAGAATTATATTTAATGCCATGAATAAAACAGTTAAATGTGTTCGCAATTTACCAGAATTTGAAAAGTTTAACTTTATTGCTTCTAAATTTGATTGCACTGCACACTTGGCTCGTATGGATTTTGTAAAAGATGTAAGTGGTGAATTTCAATTAATTGAAATAAATGCAGATACTCCTTGTGCAATTCCAGAAACATTTTATGGTAATTTTGTATATAATTTCGATTGGGGCTATGCTGACAATATTAATTGGAATTTAGCCGAAACGTTCGGGAGATTAGGAGATTATAGAAAGAGTTTTTATGTATTTGCAGCTAATAAAGAATATCAAGAAGATTGGTATAACGCTAAATATTTATATGAAAATTTTAAAACGTGCTATACAGGTGCTAATACCGCTCTTGTTCCATTAAGTGAATTAGAAGTTTTTGATGATGGTGTTTTTTATGATAATAAAAAAATAGATGTTTTATATAGATTGCACCCTGTAGAAATGCTTATGGAAGATGTATCTGATGACGGATATCCAGTAGGTAGAAAACTTATAGAATTGCATAATGAAGGTAAAGTAGTTTTGGTAAATTCTCCCGAAGCAATTATTATGCAAGACAAAAGACTATTTGCAATGATGACAAATTTTGATAATAGCTTTGGATTTTATACAGAAGAAGAAGCTCAAGCTATAGACCGTATTATGCCATATACTGCAACATCTACAAATTTAACATATATACATGGTACTGTTATAGTTAAACCTATTTATGGTAGAGAAGGTTCGGGTATTACTATTGTTGATAGTTCTGATATTGCAAAAATAGACAATAGTCATGATGAATATATATATCAAGAGTTTATTGAACAACCAACAGTTGAAACAGAAACAGTTGAAGGCGATAAATTAACTGGATATGTAACATATAGTGTGTTCCTTTTAAATGGTGAGCCTACAGCATGGTATGCACGATTTAGCCCAAAAGAAATTTGTGATGAAGAAGCATTATGGATTCCTATTGAGTTTAAATAAAGGTGAGTATCATGGAACAAACACAGTTTTATATAGTGAACGTTAAAGTAAAAGAAGGATTTATTATTGATGGTAATAAAAATCGCTTATACGAAAAAGGTGATGTGTTTAGCTATCGAACAGGTCGCAAACCTAAAATAACTAATGGATTTTTAATTGAATTTCCTGATAAACATATTGTCTTTGTTGATGAAAATGATTGTTTAAAAAGAATGATAAATAAGGCAAAGTCGAAGAAGTATGTGAATTTACTCGCTAAACAATCCCGTTTACAAAGAACTATAGATAAGACAAAGGAACATGGTACGTTTTTACCAAGACTTGTCTTTAATAAAGAAGGTTCTTCATTTTGGAATTATTTAGACAAACTAGGGGAGGAAAGCTCAAATTGAAAGAAAAATATTATGTACCTGCTAATGCTATTGTAGAAGCTAAACAAGTTGAAGAAAGAACTGAAGTAAAAACACCTAATGGCATCATGACTGCTAATGTAGGTGATTGGATTTTGACTGATAGCAATAAAAAACACTCTATAATTAGCAATGAAATTTTTCAAGAGCTATATTATGTTGCTCAAGTGAGAGCTAAAGAAGAAAATAAATTTAAAAAAATGTTAAAAATGATTAAGGGGTAACAATATGAAACAAAATGAACACGAAAAACTCACAATTAGAGTAAATGGTAAATGTGTAGAAGTTGAAGATATAAATGGCATTACAGCAACAGCAAAATGTAATCCTGTTGATAAATTTAATATTCACGTTGGAATTGGTATTGCGTTAGAACGCTTAAAAGAAGCACAAGAAAAAGCTCAATTTAGACCTTATGTATGTGGTGATTGCTCATGTCCACATTATAAAAATAGTTTTTATGGTTATATTGGGGACGAAACTGATTTAAAAGATGAATTTGATAGGGTTTTAAGAGTTGGTGATACTGTTCAAATTAAAGCTAAAAATGATCCAAATATTTATATTTCTACTATAATTAAAACACCAGCATATGATGGTGCTATGGGATTTCCTCATGATGAAAACAATAGACCAAATATAGATGGATTTAAAAGAGAACAATTAGTTATTGTAAAATTACCACGTCAGAAAAAGACTCAATGGTGTACTTTAATTGAAACATATGACGAAATGAAAGGTAAATAATGGATATTTTAGTTGATTTTACAATTAATCTTGCAATTATTTCAGGCTGTTTATATTCAATAAGTTTGTTTATATCATTAATGGTACAGTCTATAAAAGATATGTTTAGATATTAATTTAAGGAGAAAAAATGGATATATTTACAACAATTTTAACTTTATGTCTTGTAGCAATATGTATTTCTTTTACAGCATTTGCTGTTGCTTTTTTGGTGTCTGGTATAAAAGATATGTTAAAAGATTAGCGAGGTGAAAAAAATGGAAGAACATTATGATGAACATTATAAAAGTGAGCATCAACCAATAGAAGTTATGCAAGCTAATATGACTAATGATGAGCTTATAGGTTTTTTAAGAGGTAATATTATTAAATATGCACTTCGATTTGGCAGAAAAGATGATACACAAAAAGAAGCTGCTAAAATAAAACGATATGCAGAATGGTTAGTAGCAGCTGTAAATGGTGAAACAATAAATCCTAGAAAATAAGGAGTGATGCGAATGGAAGAAACTAAATATTATACATTTGATTGTGATACAGATTTATATAAGTTATCTCAAAAAATAAACAAAATTTTTAAAAAAGTAAAAGAAAAACGACCTTTATCAATAATTATTGTACAATATGGATATGCTGAAATATGTGTAGATGATAATATAGGTTGTTCGTTAGATATAAACGGATTAGCTCTTGATTTTGAAACAAGTTGCATTTCGTTCGATACAAAAAATAAAGTGTTATCTTTAGCTGTAACATTTTATGAAAATGATTGTCCTGTAATTAAAGTTAAAATTATTGATAAGGGGTAATAGGTTGAAAGAACCTGTTACTCCTACAAAGGAGATGTTGGGTAGAGAGCTACAATTAATATTGCCAATAGGAAAGTCTGTAAACCATTGTTATATAACCACTAGAAATGGAATAAAAATATTGAATAAAGAAGCTAAACAGTGGTTTAAAACAGTAGAGCAGATTATAAAACAAGAAGTGCTTATTCAAGGTTGGACTAAAACAGAATTAACAAAGATTGTTGCAGAAGCTAAAGTTTATTGGAAAGATTATAGGACAAGAGATACAAATAATCTGGACAAAAATTTATGTGATGCACTAGAAGGAATTGTTTTAGATAATGACTGTTATTTGCTTATAAGATGGATTGATTGGGAAGTGGATAAAAACAATCCTCGAATAGAGTTAAAAATAAGAGTTTTTAATCCTGAAAAAGATAAATGGATTTTTTTAACAAAACCTCTTGCAAAGAGCTAGAGTGATGTTAATATAGAGAATGTAGCGGATAGGAAAAAGAAAGAAGGTTGATAATTATTAATAAAAAATGGTATGAAAACATGGTATCTAAAGAAATATTGAAAAGAAAATATTTCAAAGAAAATGAAGATTTTGAAGGTTTTGTAAATAGGGTATGCAGTATATTTTCCAGAAACCAAGATGAAATCAAGCAGGCTTTGATTGATGGTGATTTTTTCCCTGCTGGTAGAATTTTAAATTCTGCTGGATTAGAAAAAGACAATATTAGTGCAACACCAATGAACTGCTATGTACTACCTTCACCAGAAGATAATATTGAAAGCATCTATAAAACACAAGCTGAAATGGCTAAAACATTTAGTCGAGGTGGTGGTTGTGGAATAAATATTTCTAATTTGCGACCAAAAGATGCTAAAGTAAATAACACCGCTAAAACAACAACTGGTGCGGTTTCTTTCTTAGAGTTATTTAATACAACTGGCAGTATTATTGGTCAAAATGGACGTAGAAGCGCAATAATGATTGGGTTAAATTGTTCTCACCCTGATATTGAAGAATTTCTCCATATTAAGGAAACAAACCATAAGTTAGAGCATATGAATATTTCTATTTTATTTACAGATGAATTTATGCAAGCTGTACGAGATGGAAAAGATTATACTTGCTCGTTTTTTGTGCCAGAAACAGGCGAAAAAATTGAAAAAACAATTAATGCTAAAGAGTTTTTCAAAAGATTTTGTAAAGTTAATTGGAACTATGGCGACCCTGGAGCAATGTTTATTGATACTATTAGAAAGAAAAATTTATTATCAGAATATGATGACTATAAGATTGAAATTTCTAATCCTTGTTTTACTGGTGATATGAAACTGTTAACTACAAAAGGGTATATTCCATTTAAAGAATTAGAAGGAAAAACTGTTAGAGTTATTAAACCAAACGGAGAAATATCTAGTAAAGATAGCCCTGTGTTTAAGACAGGAACAAAAAAGGTAATTTCTCTTATGATTGGTGCTACTAGAAAAAGCACATTAAAAGAAATTAAGTGTACACCTAACCATATATTTAAAACATTTGATGGGAATGATGTAGCAGCTAAAGATTTAAAAGGAAAAAGATTGCAAATTCCAAAAGTAAGCAATTATATCTCGAATGAAGAGCTTAAATATGAACGTTTAGGTTTTATTCAAGGTGATGGTTGTTATCATCATACAAAAGGCAGAAACGTTGATGGAATAACTGTTTTTATCGGAGAAAAAGATGGTGATGTAAAAGATATTTTTAATGGTTTCTTAAGCAATGGAAGCAATAATGCTTATATGGTAACCAGCTTAAAATCAGATATCCAAAAAATTGGAATTGAAGATAAACCTTTATGCTATAGAAATCTCCCTAAAAACTATAATAGCTTATCAAAAAATCTAAAAGCATCTTTTTTAAAGGGTTTATTTAGTGCGAATGGTTGTGTGATTTATTCTAATAATACAAAAAGAGTCCAATTTAAAACAACTAATAAAATATTAGCTATGGAATTAGTCAAGGAATTGGATACGTTCGATATTAAATCATATATTACAACCAATAAAAAAACTATGGTAAGTTGGAAAAATGGAGATTACGAAAGTAGAGAAAGTTATGATGTTAATATTTCTCAATCATATAGTTTATTGATGTTTTATCAACAGATTGGTTTTATTCAAAAATATAAAATGGAAAAACTTTATAATTTAGTTTGTTCTTTAAAAATCAAAGTTATTGATATCATAGATAAAAACGAAATTGTAGATGTTTTTGATTTTACAGAATATGATGCACATTGGGGAGTCGTAGAAGGCATAGTTGCTCATAATTGCAGTGAATTTCTTGGTAGTGCATATACAGCTTGTTGTTTAGGTTCTATTAATCTTTATAATTGCGTGGATAATAAATTTTCTCCAAACGCTGAATTTAATTTTGAAAAATTTAATAACTTAGTCGATATTGGAGTAGATGCTTTAAACCAAGTTTTAGATTATGGCAGGGATAAACAGCCATTAGAAGCAAATAAAAAAGCCATTGATGACTGGAGAAACATTGGTTTAGGATTTTTCGGGTTGGCAGATGCTTTAATTGCTCTAGGTATTAGATATGGTTCACAAGATGCACAAGAATTATTGTATTCGATAGCTCAAATAATGATGATGAAAGCACTAGATTATAGTGCCACTTTAGCACAAGCATATGGGACTTTTGGAAAGTATGACTGGGAAAAAACAAAGAAATCAAAAACGTTTAAAATTTTAAAAGGTGCTTTGATGTATAAAGGTCTATATGAATACGTTGAAGAAAATGGTCTTGCTAATGGTTCTTTAATTAGCATTGCACCAACAGGAACAATCTCTTTATTAGCAGGTGGTTTTTCTGGTGGAATTGAACCAATGTTTAAAATATCATATGAACGAACTACTCATTCATTAGAAGGAAAAGGCGAAACCTTTAGAGTATTCCCAACTTCTATTAAAGAGTTATTAGAATATCATAATTTACCGCTAACGCTTACAAATGAGGAAATTAAAAAGAAATTTCCTTACATTGTAGAAGCAGATGAAATTCCTTATGCAGAAAGAATAGAAATGCAACGTTCTGTGCAAAATAATATTGATAACGCTATTAGTTCTACAATTAATTTGCCTGAGAGTGCTACTCCAGAAAATATTTTTAACATCTATATGATGGCATGGGAAGCAGGATTAAAAGGAATTACAGTATTTAGAGATGGCTGTATGCGTTTATCTATATTAAACCCTAAGAAAAAATCAGAAGATTTTGATAATAATTTTGGAGAAATTGTACCTATGAGGAGAGAAACAAATGGTAGTCTACCATCATTAACTTATAAAAAGCAATCCGCTTGCTCTAAATTGTATCCTACAATTACTTTTAAAGATGGCAAACCTTTTGAAGTATTTGCAAGTGTTACAGGTGGTTGTAGTGCTAATATTGCAACAATAGTTCGTTTATCTTCACTGGCTTTACGTTGTGGAGTTAAACCAGAAAAATTAATAGAAGAACTAAAAGAACAAAAATGCCCTGCTTGCAAAACGTTAAGAGGACAAGGACGCAAAGACGTTTCTCTCTCCTGCGGTAATGCTATTGCTGAAAGTTTACAAGAAGCTGTTGCTGAATTTAATGGTGAGTTTAAAGAAAAAACAAATATTAAGCAGCCTAAACAAACAGATGAAGTACACGAAGAAAGAGTACGTAAAAAATGCCCTGAATGTGGTGCTGAAATTCGTGCTGAAGGGAACTGTATTTCTTGTACTCAATGCTCGTGGAGTAAGTGTGAATAAAAATAGGGGAGATTTACTCCCCTATAAATAAATAAGGAGTGATATATTTTGTGGTTAAAACATTTAAAAACTGAAGTAGATGTTGATGATAAAGTAATGTTTTATGTTGGTATTGTAACTAAATATTTAAAAAGAGGAACTATCACAGGCTTTAAAAAAGGATATGTTCAGATTAGAGGGGAAAATGGTTATCCTTACCCTTATGTATTACCTGAAGATATCACAATGCTTTTGACAGAAAATAGTAATGACTGTTATCAAGAAAATTATACAACATCTTCTTATGACGATTATAATGATGATTCTTATGATGATGATTACTATAATAACAGCCCATGTGTTAATGCTTATGATAATGACTATGATAATAGTGTAAATAATGATAACTCTTATAGTTCTAGTAGCTATGATAGTTATAGCAGTTCTAATGATTCTAGTTTTGATTGCTCTAGTAGCAACGATTGGTAAGGAGAATGTAAATGAAAAATTTTGTATCAGATATTTTATTATTATTGACTTTAGCTATCGGAATTGTATTGTATATTCCGTTAATAATTATTGCAGTAGCTTTTGCTGTCCCTCTTATGTTTTTGTTTGGAGTTGCGTTATTACTCAATCCTAAACAAAGAGAAAAAATTAATATTCATTTAAAACTTAAAGAAGAACAATAATGATTTATATATGTATATTATTTGGGATTTATCTGTTTATATTTGCATTATGTAAAACATCAAAAAGAGCAGATGAAAGAATTGAAGAAATGAATAAAAATAGTACCAAAAAATAAATTATTAAGGAGATTATATGAGAAAATTTGAAAGAATTAAAGGTAGTACAGCAGACTTTCCACAAAGAGCAACAGAAAAATCTGCTGGATATGACATTAAAGCTTATGTAGCGACTGTAATTAATCCTATGGAATGTAAAAACATTCCTACAGGATTAAAAGTTAAACTAAATAAAGATGAATATTTACAATTAGTCGCAAGAAGTTCTTTATATAAAAAATATAATTGCATTATTCCGGGTGGTTTTGGAGTAATTGACGCTGATTACTATGATAACACAGACAATGAAGGGCATTTTATGATACCTTTACTTAATTTATCTAATACACCAGTTTTTATTCCATTTGGTGAACGCATTGCACAAGGGGTTTTTGTAAAATATTTAAAAGCTAATAATGATTTACCAGTTTTACAAGTCCGCAAAGGAGGATTTGGTTCTACAGACGTATGATGTATCATTATTTTTTAGTTGATTTTAACAACGAAGGGTATATGTATAGAGTTGGAATTATGAGTGAGAAAGAAAACCCAATTCCAGAAATTATGGATTTCTTAAAACAAAATTCTAAAGACGTTCTATACGAAACTTCTACAAAAGAAGTAAAAGAAGAATACTTAAAAACAACAAGAACAATCCCTTGTGGTAAAATTTTCTGTACTAAATTTTTATTTGATAAATGTATTAAAGTTAGTAAAGACCATTGGAGTTCAAAATTAAGACGAGATTTAATGAGTAAACAAGATGGGAAGGTGCATTTATCATAAATAGTATAGAAAGATTAATTGCTGATTTTGCAGAAGGGAAACTTGATGTATTTGCTTTACAAACAAAATTAAATAATGATATGCAAAGTTTGAATAGAAATCAAGATGCTAGACAAGAAAGATTAATAAATAAACTTAGTCAAGATTACTGCACTATGCGTTCACCAGAAGAAATATTATGTGAAAAAGAGAGGATGCAAGATGTTATAAATGTTTTGCACAGAATAAAACATAATATACCTCAAGAATTATGGTGGATAATGGTACAAATAGCTGTAAAGAAAAGAACTCAAACACAAGTGGCAGCAGAATTAAATGTTACACAGTCTGCTGTATGTAAAAAAATAAAAAAAGCTGTTGGTTTGGTATCAAGAATTATAACTATACAAGAATATAATGAATGTTTTAGATACTGATTATATTATAATCAGCTAAAAGATAACAGAATATTCATTCTATTAATAGGAAAGAGGTTTTATTTTTGGACGTAGTAGCTAACCCATATATATATTACTTAGCTCAAGTTATAGGGAGTATAAAGTTCTTAACAGGCGGTTGTTCATTGTTATGTTTTATCTCAGCACTATGGTCATTAACGTCAATAATTGATATTAAAAAAGTAATGGAATATAATACAGTATTTAAAAACGAAAATGTAAATATAGAAAAAATAATAGAAAAAAACGATAAAAAAAGCGTAAAAACATTTAAATATAACATTACAGGGGTAATTTTAGTGCTTGTAACATTACTTATTCCTAGTAGCGAAACAGCTTATTATATATTACTTAATTTATAAAGGAGATTGATTTCTATTGTTGATAAATAATATTATTAATCATACGAAAAATATAGTAGAACATAAAAAATGGGTGTTCCATTATGCTTGTAAAGCAGGAATACCAATTCAAGGATTAATGCACGATTTAAGTAAATTCTCACCAACAGAATTTATTGAAGCTATTCAATATTATAAAGAAGGAATAAGTCCTTTAAAAGAAAGTAAACGAGTAAATGGATATTCCTTAGCTAAATTACATCATTGCCATCATAATAAACACCATTATGAATATTGGCAAGATGAGTTTGATAAAGGCGGAAAACCACTGATAATGCCATTTAACTATGCTTTAGAATTAATTTGTGATTATTTGGCTGCTGGTAGAATTTATTTTAAAGATGATTTTAGCTATAAAGTTGAATATAAATGGTTTTTAGAACATAAATATAATAATAAATCTATAGCCATGCACCCATTGATTTTAGAGTTTTTAAAAGAAATGTTTAGTCTTATGGCTGAATACAACTCTAGTAAAATTTTAACCGACCATCATTTTGTAAAAAGATTATATATATCAATTACTACTAATAATAAAGGAGAATGATAAAATATGGATTTAGCTTTATGTAAACAGGAAAAATTTAATGGTGTGCTTGTAGATTTTTATAGAGATGAAAATAATGATGTTTTCATGACAAGAGAACAAATTGGTAGAGCATTAGAATATAAAAACCCAAACGATTCTATTAGAACAATTCATAGAAGAAACAAAGAACGTTTAAATAAATTTGCAGTATCGTTCAAATTGAACGGTACTGATGGTAAAAAATATGATACAACTGTATATAATTCTCGTGGTGTTTATGAGATTTGTCGCTACAGTAAGCAACCAAAAGCAAATGCGTTTTATGATTGGGTATATGAGGTATTAGAAACAATTCGTATTACAGGTTCATATACTGTACCTAGATATAATTTACCAACTAGCTATAAAGAAGCTGTACAAGCTTTATTAGAACAAATTGAAATTAATGAAAAAACACAGGAAGAGTTAAATAAAGCTAAACCTAAAGCTGAATTTGCAGATGCCATTACACAATGCAAAACAAATTTACCTATTGGAACATTCGCAAAAATTGTATACAGAAAGACTGGTATTGGCAGAAATAAATTATTTGATTGGTTGAGAGATAGAGAATTATTAATGTCTATCCCTAGCGAATATAACCAGCCTACACAAAAAGCTATTAGATTAGGATTATTTGAAACAAAAGAAAGTATTGCAAGTGAACGTGATATTGTGGTTAAAGTAGCTATTACACCAAAAGGACAACTATATGTATATAATATGTTAACTCAATATGAAGATACTATTGTTGCATTAAAAGATAAACATTTAATTGCATAAGAATATAAAAATAAGGACTAGCCTAAATGGTTAGTCCTTAAAATTATATATAAAATATTATTCGCTATTTATTTAATTTCTCCTGTTTTATATCTTGAATAATTTCCTGTTCAGCTTTTTCACGAGCTTTAATAGCATCTATTTCATGAATAAATGTCCCTAAATAAACACGTTTGCCATCTTTATTAATATATGCAAGATATCTTTTTACACTTTTACTGAAGCAAACTCCTTTTCTTTTACTTGTTTTATTATCTTTATTAGGGGAAGATTTAGTATAACGTGATATTAAGTCTTTATCCTTGTATGCTTTTCTTTCTTCAGGACTCGCATTTTTATAAAATTCTCTCATTTTATCTTGTCCTTGTTTATAAGATTTCCTGTACAAACAACCACAAGAACGAGTATGTTTCAACAAAAGACAAGAAGTGGTAACAACAATAGTGTTACCACATTTGCATTTACATAGCCATGAGGACTTGCCTGCTTTTTCTAAAACAGTAAGATTGCCAAATTTTTCATTTATTAAATCCACATTCATTTTATACCTCTGTATTTTATTTCTGCTTCTTTACGAGCATTTATAGCATCTACTTCATTAATAAATACTCCTAAATGTTTAGTAATTCTCTTTTTAGTTGAGTTTTTTTACTTGAATAATACAAACGTTCATTTTCAAGTATTTGTAAAGCTTTTTTTCAGCATTTTTGCGAACAACAGTGGCTTCATCTAATGTATCAAAATCACCAAGATATATACGTTTACCATTAATGTTTATATATGCTCTATATATACATAAATTATCTAAATAGCAGACACCGATAACTCCAGTTTTATTGCGACTGACAATTTTATTATTTTTTATCCTTGTTATATTTTGTTTTCGTATGGCTTCTGGACTGTATTTTTCTTTTAAAGGTATTAATTTATTATATACGCTTTCTTTATGTAAGCAACCACAAGAAGCAGTTGCTCCATTAAGTAAGCTATATATTTTTATAGATTTTATATTTCCACATTTACACTTACATATTACATTCCAACGTTTATTTTTGTCAACACTAATAACTTCTAATCTTCCAAATTTTCTTCCAATATATTGTTCACCATTGAATTTGTTACTCATTCTTTGTCCAACTTTCTTAACTGTTCATTTATCTTTGCCAAACATTCCTCTAATTCCTTTTTTCTTTTTAATAATTCTTCTCTGCTAACTTTATTGATTATTTTAATTTTAGCTTTATCTTCATCTGTTAATGTGTTAAGGAATGTCTTAGATACTGTAGTTCTTAAAATAGTTCCTTCATCTGTTCCTAATTGTGGATTTTTTTCTGAACCACTCCATTCATTAAATCCACCAGATACGACTATAGTATCAAAGAAAACTACAGGTGTTCGTCTTTTTCTTCTTTCAGCGGTTCTCTTTTGTCCAACAATTACATAATTATCTTCTGTGAAATCTTCAGGATTATATTCTATTTTTATTTCTTCATCATTAAGTTTATATCCATAGTATTTTAATACTATATTCTCTACTAAGTCTTGATTTTCTTCATCAAAAACCCAATATGGGCTTTGCCATTTACCATTAATCTGTTTGGCAGAGATAATAAAATTGCTATCATAATAACCTTTTACATAAATTTTTCCGTCTTTAGTTAACACTTCAATACTCATTGTACATTCTCCTATTCCTCATAATCTATAGTTTTTAAATAATCCAACCACTTATAGTCAGCACCATATGGACGACAAGAACATTTTCCTTTTACCATACGATTAAAATTGATATCTTCTTTATTAAGCCCGTTATCTCTTTTTAAAATAAGAGATTTCATATATAAATCATCAGGTGAAAGTAATTCTAAAAAGACACTATCAAATTGAGAATAATGATATCCATTAAGAATTTCTTTAAATGTTGCCTTGTTACATTTCCTTATTTGCACCAATCTTTGTCCTTTACCTATTCTTGTCTTTGGTATAGCTCCTATCTCCATAGAACATTCTGTACCAAGCATTATATCTATTTCTTTTGATAATATTTCACTATAACGACCACATAAAATTTTATGTTTAGCATCATATATTTGAAGTTGATATAATGCTTCAACAGTAAAATATCCATTCATAAAATTAAAACAATATTTATTTTCTGAATTAGAATAAACTAATACTTGCATTGTTTTAATTCCACCAAAGGTTGTTTCATATATTTTCTTTACATTATGCTCGAAACATTCTTTTATAGAATTTATATTTTCGAGCCAATTACCATCTTTTGTTTCAACTGCAAATTTTACATCAATCATATTTAACCCTCCAACACGTTTGCTCTTAATTGACATTCTTTAATTGCTTTGATTGACAAACCTTTTTGATAGACTTTTGTTATCTCAAGGTCTTTTATTTGGCTAAACTTTACTATTTCATTGTTCGCCAATAAATCTTTTGGTGTAATATCTATTGTGTGCAATTTAAATAAAGAATAACCATTTAATTTACTGCCCTCTTTTAAATAATATAATAAATTTACAAAACTATTTAATTTCTCCTCACTTGCATAAAGTCGCACTATTTTAATGTTAGGTTTCATGTTCAACCCTATGCCGAAGAATTTATTAAACACTGTTGTACCATTTTTTTCAAATGTTGTTGTACTATCTTTTTCAAATGCTATTATGCCATCTTCTTCAAATATTTTGTTTAACATATTTAATGTAGATTGTCTAGGAACTCTAAACCCTTGTTCCCAAGCCTGAATTGTTTTAACTGATACGGCTAACTTGTCAGCTAAATTTTTTCTAGTCCAACCTTTTTGTTCTCTAATTTCCTTTAAGTTTTTAATATCCATCTTATATTCCTCCATGTTTTTAACTGCTACTTTGTAGCACCTTATGTTTTTATTATATGCTACATAGTAGCACTTGTCAATACATTTTTTATAAAATTTTATTTACTTTTTTATAAAAACGTGATATTATATATTTAAAGATAAATATTAACATTGAATGTACGAAAGTTAAATACTTTCATTCCATCTTATTTAATGATAAACCTCAACACGGGGTGTATTTGATTTAAATTTAAATTTTATTTAACTGTAACATTCAATGTATAAAAAAGAAGGCAAAATAAGCCTTCTTTTTTATTTTAGGTATAATTATATTAACCACTAAAAGAAAACCTCTTAAAAAGGCTAAGATTTTTATGTATATAAACAAAAAAATAGGAGCTATACTTTATTAGTATAACTCCTATTTTAAAAATTTAATTAGTTGAAACAATTCTTTATTATTAATTGTATTTTTTCAAATAAAACAAATCCATTTTGTTGATAAAAATTTAATAATTTTTTATTGCTTTCACATTCAAGATAAACAAATCAATCTTTTTGTTCGCTATTTATTTTTTCTTGAGTAATCATTTCGTTAAATTTTTCATTAATCCATAATGTATTATCTTCAAAATAAATCGTTTTAAGTATTATTTTAGCTTGTTTAACATTATAAAAATTAGCTAATCCATAATCGCCTTCTGCTGTTCTTTGAGGTTTAATTTTATCATTATTAGACAATTCAATTACATTTGGATATAAACTATTATTTAAAAAATATGCTGGCATACCATTTTCATCAAATAAAAGTACAGCAAAATCTATTTTAGAAATAGTTTTTTCAGATTCATTTTTAAAATTTATATTTATACCATAAATTGGAATATTATATACTGTTCCTGTATAACATGAAATATTTTTTATAGACACTAAATCGTTAGTATTATTTTGAGCAAAACTTGTAGTAGATGAAAATAATAAAACTATAAAAGAAATTATAATAATTTTTTTCATAAAATCACTACTCCTTAAATATGTAAAAATTATCTTTTATTTTACCTTCCCTGAAATATTTTTGTCAAGCCTTTTTTTTACTAACTGGATATCTTTTTACAGCCTTTTATTTTTCTTTTAGGTACAAATGTATTAACCTATTAAAGAAAACCTCTTAAAATAGCTGTAATTTTTGGTTATATAAACAAAAAAATGGGAGCTATACTAATAAAGTATAACTCCCATAGTTATTTATAAATAAAATTTATATTTTATTCCAATAGCAACATCATCTTTATCTACATATATCCATGTATTTTTTATATCAACTGTACCAGCTACTTGTCCATCACTGTTAAGACCAATCCCTATACTGTGTTGAGTTTTATCACTCATGTTGTTTTCTAACTTGCTCAATGATTGATTGGCACTCTCCAATGAGTTCGTCAATTTTGTTACTTGCGTCTTGAGAGATTGAATTTGAGATTTCGATTGATTCAATTCTGTCTTGCAAGTCATTAAGTCCTCCTTCGATTGCTGAAGTTGATTGTTCGAGTTGTTCAGTTGTTCCTGCAATATCTGATTTTGTTTCTTCAATTCTGTCAAATTCTGTTCTAATGTCGTTAATTGTGTTTCCGTTATCACATATGTCGCTTCGGAACAATAAGCAGGACAAGAAAATGATAATACAGACCAAAACAGTAATAATGACATAACAAGGGTTAATTTTTTTGAGCCATGTTTTGATTTTTTCATACATAACATCACTCCTTATTTTAATAATTTTTGACCTCGATACCAATTAGCTTTGCCACGTAAAACATCTCCACCACGAGTCCCATCAGTAGCATAAGGGTTATAATGTGAGCTTTCTGGTGTGCCTAAATACTCACAATCCCAACGTTCAACAGTTGTTTTTACCCCATAAGGTTCATGGCAATAAACACCATCTTCATTATCGCCAGCTTCACCATGAGTTAATACTCGTTTTTTATCAATGGTTAAATCTAAAGCGTCAGCTAAAACGCAAATACATTGACTCATTACTTCAATTTGCTGAGCTGTAATAGGATTAGTTCCTAAACCACTATTAGTAGTAGCATCAAAACAGCCTAAAAAACATAAAGCAATAGAGCCACTATTTCGCATATAAGTTGCAGCTAACACTGTATCTAAAGAAATACCTCTAGGAACATAAATAGAACCATCATAATCAATTTGCACATGGTAATCGTCCCAAAATTGAGAATATCGACCAGCAGACCAGTGAACATATAATTTCACATCTCTATTATTTGCTTCAGCTTGATTCCATAAAGAATATTTAACATCTAAAGCCATTTGTTTTAATTCCTGTAATGTAATTTTTTTCATTTGACTTTTACTTAAAACTGTACTCATTGCACATCACCTTTACTTTTCATATTGTCTTTAATTGTTCTTGCTAGGTATCCTGCAAATGCACCAATAATTGCACTTGCAAGATTTTCCATAGCAAAAAAAATTGATAGAATTAAACCTACACCCAAAAATAAAATAACTAATACCATTTCTAAATCAGCTTTAGAAAAACATGACATTATATTCACCTCTCAATCAGAAGAAAGATGCAATAATAGCAATTATAGGTATGATAAAAGTTGTTATAACTGAACCTAAAAAAATTAAAATTCTAGTTGTATATCTTTTTGAATTTTCTAACGATTTAACACGAGATTCAAGTTCATCAATATCTCGTCTGTGTCTATTTGCCCTTTCTTTTAACATTTTATTATCACTTAATATGCTTTCGTTTAAAGTCGTATTAATTCTAGTAAGCTCTGTTTGCACAGTTTCAACACCATTCATTGTTCTCATAAGTAATTCTTTTAATATTTCTACACTGTCTTTATCCAATCTATCACCTTCATTCTAAAACAATAGCATCTAAATCTTCTTTAGATTTGCAAGCATTTATTTTTTGTTTAATCTGTTCATACCAAGCATATGACTCAAACTGACTATTTCTAACTACATTATATACATTGGTCATTTGAGTTATATTTAATGGAACTACCCCTTTTGTTTCTGGAGTTAGCCATACTTTATAAAACGTTGTTCCACTTTTTGTTAAATCATTTGATAATCCAATGTAAGCGGCAGTAAAGTTTGTTATATCCTCGCTTGCACAATCAAAACCATAAGTGTTAGTATCATCTATTTTTACCCAACGAATAGCATCTCTTTTTTGTGCAAATAACTCACCAGCTTTGTTAAGTTTAACTTCTTTTAGTTCATTTAAAGATGGCTCTTGTTCTACTATTATTTTATTTTTATAAACTAATCTAGTAAAATCAGAAAAAACTTCATCACTTTCTACACAAAACTCATTTCTTGTTTTTAAATCTTCCTTATTTGGTTCATAATCTATACAAGTTATACATTTGTTATTTTCATCAAAAATATACCACATAATTTTTTCACACCTCTACATATAAATTTATTTTACTGCTACTACCAAATATCCTATTCCTATATCACTATATCTATATCCACCACCTGTTATGTTAGATCTTACTGATCCACGAACAATTCCAGTACTCTGATCTACACTTAAAGAGAAATAACCGTTATTTGTAGAAAGACCTATTGATGTTGGGAATACAGCATATTTGCATTGACTTCTAGAATATCCACTAGGTAAAGGTATTGTAAAACTTGTATTTTTTACCGAACCAGTACCAGCACCAATATAAACATCATTTTTAGCATTAATTAAACCTTTTAAAGAATTTATTAAACTTTGCACAAATGCTGTTGTAGCAACACGTGTACTATTATCACTTGTACCTGGAGTAGCACTATACATTGCTCCATTTGCTGTTACATTTCCTGTTGTTTTTATATTCCCGTTTCTATGATTTATTGCTACACGTATAGGTGTACCACTACTACATAAATCTCTAAATCCTGTACTATACCAACTACCAATTAAAAGATTTACTTTATTTTGGCTTATAGCGGTATTTTCATCTACATCTCCTCCACCATATTTTATATGAGCAGAAGTTCCGCTTATTACTAGATTATTGGCATTAGATACATTATTTATAGTAGTTGTTGATGTAGAACCATTTCCCTTAGTTATAGTCAATGTTGCATTATTAGCTGATACACCTTTAACATACGTTGTATTAATTGTTTGTCCTGCACTATCTTGTGTTGCTTTAGTGGCACTAGACACATTATCAGTAGTAAAAGCAACAGCTCTCCAATTAGACCATGCATTTTGATTATCTCTACATTCTCTATAATATAAATGTCCGGGGTCTGCTGCTGCTGTATCATCACCTTTCCATTCACATAATAATTGTGATTTCCCTCTATGATAAATATTAATTACATTTCCATACATAGCTGGATAACTATTATTGTATGCATCATGTGTAGTTAATCCCGTAGTAAGACTATTAGGCAATGTTGTTGCAGCTATAGTTCCTTTATTACTTAGACGAGTGGCATTAGTAGCACTTGTTGCAGTTCCAGAAAGATTTCCACTAAAACCACCACTCGCTGTTACCTTGCCCGGAAAAGTAGTGTTGCCACTACCGTCTAAAATAGTTGCCGTACGAGTAATAGTAGAAAAATCACCAGTATATTGCCTTACATATATTGGCTCACTACCATCATCTTTTGTAGCTATTTCAGCATAACCGTTATTATTAGTACCACCAACTCGTATTCTAAAACCATCATTAGATGCCATTACACCTGACACTAAGTTTATAGCACTTCCATCTCCAGCGGTATTTGAAACCGTTTTAGCTGTAGTGGCACTCGCCACTGTTCCTGTAACACCAATAGTAACTTTATCGTTATTAGCATCACCTACAAGGCTAATATTTGCTCCTGCTGCTAATTCCAAAGTATCTTGTTTAGCATCAGCTTGAATAGTGTTTGAACCTACTTTTACATTTGCAAAAGCATTTTGATTTACTTCAGCACCACTAGCAATACCATCTAATTTCTTTTTATCTGCATTGCTCATGTATCCATTACTACTTTGTGTAGCTGTATTATGGTTATGATTACTTGTTGCAAAATAACTACTTGCTTTACCATTTAAAAGTGCAGCATTTAAATTTGCGTTTTCTGTACCATTATTTATAGGAATTTGACCATTTTTGTTTCCAGCAGTTAACCCTTGTAGTTTACCTGCATTTACAATTTGGTCGTCTTTTAAAGCTCTATTTTGTTCTCTATCACCAGCAGGAAAATCAGATAAATAACTATCATCTGCTGGAAAACTTGCATTATAAGCCATACAAATCACCTCTTTATTTTATCAATAAAAAAAGAGCAAGATTTTAATATCCTCTTGCTCTCCAGTTAACATTACCACCAACATCAGTGTTATTACTATTTAAAACTCTAATTTTAAAACTTTGTTTTGTTTTATCAGTTATTTCACAACGAATACCATACCCTAAAGCATATGGTGTTACGATTGGAACTATATAAAATTCTTTTTTATAAGTTATTGTAGTTCCACCAATAGGAACTTCTAAGCTACCTTGTTCCTCTCTATCTGGAACATCAATATAAACGTCAATTTTATTTACTTCTGGAGTAATTGTATTATCTGTTGTTGATAAAATACATCTAAATTCTACATATCTAAAATCATATTGTGCTTCTGTAAAAACTCTCCAATCCGTCCATACTTTATTATCTTTAGAAATTCTAAACTCTAATTTTGCACTTACACTTCCAAAGTGTCTAGCTGTAGATAAAAACCTACAAGATATGTTAGCTGTAATTTCTTGTTCGACATCTATAGTTTTACATAAATAAACACCATCAGAATAATATGTTCCATCTTCTTGTTTATCTAATTTTAAAACCTTTCCACCACCGATTTCGCTAAACATCATATTTGGATAATCACTAAATTTTCCACCTAGAGTTTGCCATGTGTAATAACTTTCACCAAATGTTGTATGATTATGTGTACCATTTTGTTCCTCTAATTCGTTTATAGTTAAAATAATATTTTTAGCTGATAAATTCTCTATTTTTAATAACTGAGAATTTTCTTTAACCGAATATCTTCCACTACGATTTATAGCTTTAATCATATATTTAAATGTACCTTCAAAGCTAACTTTATATTCATATTGAGTAATTGTAACACCTGAAACAATAGTAGTACCACTATCCCAAGAATATCCTTCTCGTATTTCATATCCAACAATATCATTTTCTTCAACTTTCGCCCATTGGAACTCTACATAATCCCCATTTTGATAAGCTAAAAAGTCCTTAACGTTTGAAGGTTCATATATAGCATATAAATTAGCTCTAGTTTCATCAGAATAAAAACCACTTGTATTTACAGCTTTTACAATAATATTTACATTGCCACTATTAGTATCTGGACTAAAAGAAACAATAGTATTTATAGTTGTTGCTATTTTTTGAGCTGTTTCCCAAACATTACCATATCTAACTTCATAAAAGCTAATATCATACTCTTGCACTGCGTCCCAAGTTATATTAATTACAGTTTTGTCGTTAGTATCTTGTTTAACCACTAAATTTGTAACAGGTGAAGGGTTTAAGTCAAAAGTACATTCAAAATGAGCAGGATATAAAGAATAGTATCCAGCTACAGAAACAGCTTTTAACCAAAAATGATATGTTCTTTCTACATTTATAACAACATCATAATAAGTATTTGTAATATGAGCATTTACTAAAGTAGAATTATCCCAAGAATCACCCATACGAAGTTCATAGTGAGAAATATCCAACTCATCTGGAGCTGTCCAATATAAATGCAATTCTGTTTTTTTAGCTATATTTTGAGTACCACTAAAACTTTCTATATCGTAAGGTTCAATCATAATATGTGTAAATAAATTATTTTTATTTGATTCAAATTTTGCTACTGTAGTAGCTGTAACAGATAAAGAAATATCAAGTGATTGTGGCATAGTATAGGTTAAAGAATTTGTTATTGAAGTACCTATTTTTTCATCATTAATAAATACTGAATAAAAAGCAATATCATGAAAATCTGTTGGAATATCCCATGTTACAATAATTTGACTACGGTCTTTAGGATTTTGTTTTACAGCAACATTTTCTATAGGATTTGGTTTTAATATCAGTTGTAAATCTAATTCTTTCGCATTAAGACTATACTTGTTGTTATATCCTATAGCTTTTATAAAAAATCTATAATAACCTTCTTTTCTAATTTGGTAAATAACGTTATTAGAGCTAGATTTAGCTATAAATTTACCACTATTCCAATCTTCGCCCATTCGTATTTCATAATTCACACCATGAGGAACTCGTTCCCAATTAAATTGTAAATTACTTCTATCTGTATCCATTTGAATTACTGAAAATTCTGTTATATCTTCTGGTTCTATTTTTATAGTTATTTCTTTAAATATGCCTTCGCTTTCAACATTAAAAATAGAATATGTTTTTACACCGATAGTATACGTACCACTAGAATTAGCAATATAACTATATGTTGTTTCATCTGTGGAATGTACCATTTTACCATTAACATAGATATTATATTTAGATAATCTATTATCTTCTACTTCATTCCAAGATATATTTATTTGACTTAGGTTGTTATCGTCTTGTTCTACTGTTAATTCGGATATATCTTCACAAGACATATCTCTTTGGGCTGTTAATGTTAAAGGGGTTTGAGATAAATTGCCACCATTATCAACAGCATAAATATAGAAATTATGAGCTTCATTATCTAAAATTTCATAGGTAAAGCTAGTAGTTATAGTTCTTCCTATTGTTTCAAAATTTTCATCTTTGATTTCGTAACATTTCAAATCTTTATCTTCAACAGGTGTCCATATTAATTTAATTTCTGTTGAGTTTGGATTATACCATACTCTACCTTCAGTAACATCACTAGGAGGAGCGTCCTTACCTGTAACGTAAAATACCTCTGAAATATATCCTGCTGAACATCTACCAGACGTATTCTCTAATACAATTTTAAATAAATAAATTTCATCTGTTTTGGCATTATTAATAATAAAATTATCACCAGTTGTTGAGCCATAATAAGCCCATTCTCCGTTTTCTTCACCACATTGATAAAAGATTAAAGCTCTATGAAAATAATCATACACAGGCAATGTAAATTTAGCCAAAATATTACTAACTACAGTTCCATCACTATTAATGTAATATTCTTGATTTAATACTAATTTTTTTATTTCTGGAACAACACCTGTCAATGAAGTTTCCTTTGTTCCGTATTTATAAACTTGAATTGTTGCACCTAAATAATCACTATAAATATTTTTATTATAGTTGCGTGCAGATATTTCAAACGTACCATCATTATTTTCTTTTATTTCTGTAATTCTAAAAGGTTCATCTTTAAATACATTATGAAAAGAAAATTCAATGACATCTCCAGGTTCTAAGTGCATTGCTTGTTGTCCAGTTTTAAAAGATATTGTTTTAAAACATATTGAATTATAATCTCTATAAAAACGAGCAAGTCTTAACGCTTGATTTTGACTTGTTGTTCCTTCTAAGCTAACAGATTTCTCTATAATTTTTCCTCTATTTTTTTGGTCTGCAAAATCTTCTACAATAGCTTCAACACTATTCCAGTTATTTAACGGGTCAATAAAAGCAACAGAATATCTATTTGGTGTATCATCTAAAGCTAACGGAGCAACAGACAAATCTGAAGAATTACTATCATTAAATTTATATACAACATTTTCTGGCTTTTCAATTCTTAAAAATAACTTATCCTGTGAGCATACCAAAAATCCACAGAAGTTGCCTAAAATATCACTTATCCAGTCTAAAGCAGATTGTTTTTGGTCAATAACAATATTTAATTCATATCGTTTACAAGATATAGTTTCTCCACTAGAGCCTTTATAAGTAATTATTTCATCACAATAATCCGCTACTTCTTTAAAGCTATCTTCATCAATATTTTCACTTGTTATCCATTTTCCTAATCCAAAACGTTTAGATAAAATAAAATCTCTTAAACACATTGCAGGATTGGTTGAGTATTTTGTTTCGCCTGTTCGTGTATCATAAACTTTTCTACCTTTTACAAAACAACTTACAGACGGATTGCCATTTAATTCATTAGATACCATAAAATTCATATCTAACCATGCCATTTTAGGATAACCACCTACATCTACATAATTTGATGGTGGTGTTGAATCATAAAAAGTATAACTTGTCCCACCTGTTACTGTAGATGCTTGCATATTAACAGGGCTTAAATAACAATGAATATTTACTATTTGTTTGTATTTTTTATATCTGCCAGTCCATGAAACCCTATTCATAAATATTTTTTTAGTAATTGAATTGGGAATTAAATAATAATAATATCCGTCCATACAACAACTATCTGGAGGATAGTCAATATATCCTAATCCAGCTTCTTTGCCATTTAAAGGAAACGTTAAAGTTTCTTCACCAACATACTCACCTTTTTCTTCTAAATTCCATAAATCGCCAGGATATTTACTTGTTGTTGCCGTTGGAAAAGCTTCCCAACCATCACCTATTTTATTAATATAAGTTATTAATTCTGGAACACTTGTTTGCCAACTCCATAAAGTATCAGCACTAGAAGCATCATCTTTATTTGCTAAGTATAAATCTTTGGTTGTTCCATTGCATGATAAATACAAATGTTTACCATTCTTTTTAACAGTTGCATCAGCATACATTGTATTTTGAATAGTAAATACTGTATTAGACGTCTGCTCACCAGTCGGAATAAGCAAATCATTAGCACTAACACTTTCAATACCTTCAATTCCACCTTCACATAAAACTACGTGCTTATGAAGTGTATTTTGGTCAGCATTTGTTTCATGAAATGTTTGATTTCCAGTTATTTTTCTATATCCATAAACAACAGGAATTGTTGCTGTGCTAGACATAGTTTCTTGTGCCTTATCAAAACGTTGAATATTAGGTGAGTTTGTATTGCTTGTTTTAGGCTTATGAGTTGCACTCCATATTGAGCTACCTAAAGAAGCACCTAAAACTGCTCCACTTAACCAATTAGCAGCATGAAGTCCTGTCCAAAATCCACCACCTAAAAAGAAACCACCAATAGTAAACAATGCTTTTCCGACACTTTTTCCTCCGCCTTTTCCCAAAATATCACCTCATTTCTATCTATAAACATTTTCAAATGGAATAGCAGGAAATCCACTAAAATTTTTCATGTTATTAAATCTATCTCTGCAACTTTCTTTTGTTTTATCACAGCCACGAATTAAAGTAGCTTCCATTCCACCTTTAATATCACTTTGTAAAAAAGAATAATTTACAACTATTTTATTGCCTTCATTAGATAATATCAGTCGTGATTCACCTTTAATAAAAATTACTCCATCTTTCCAATAATTTGTTTCGTACGTAGATGAAAGTAAAATATTACTATTAGTTGAACCATTGGCTAATTCTACGTTTGTTTCTTCTAATGATATACCACATTCCGCATCACCAAATTCACTATTACAACATAATTGACAACTTCTATTCGGAACTTCTATATTTGGCAATCTAGTATTTAAAGAGAACGAAAATACACCATCTGAATAACTACAAGAATTAATATATCCCATAAAAGAAATGCTTTTTATAGTATCATCTTCTAAACTATCTGGATAAGATATTTTAAATATTGTTACGTCTGCACCTCTAAAATCAAAACCATTACTTAAATAAGCTAATTTATCATAATCACCATCACCTAAGCTTATTTCACAACTATCAATGACATTATCCATACTTCTATCAATAGTTTCTCTTTGAAATGGGATTGCCATATAAGTCTGTCCAGCAAATGTGATATCTGTATCAGTAGCAGCTAAATAAATTGTTCCTGTTTTTAGCTTTACTATATAAAGTTCTATAAAAAAAGTGGCATCACTATCTTTCATTTCGCTCATTTTTTGCGGTAAAATTATCACATTATATCACTCCTTAACCTCAATTAACGTTATATCCAAAGTAGCACCTATCTTTTTGCCTTTTACATCATAAAACCATTGAGGTTCTAATGTACTTCCAAACCTATATATTTTTTTATTACCATCTCTAAATACATCACAATAAAATGTTTCTAACATTCCTTTGCGGTCATTGTAAAAATCAATAATTTCATTTATATATTCTGTTAATCCAGACGTTGTAAACGTACAAGTAACTTCTGGTGAGGTCCACGTTTGTTGATATTGTTTTTTTCCATTTTCAAATTGTACAGTTCTAGTATTCCAATCATACTTTTCTGTAGGTTTTTCTCTTACATAAACTTTTAATTCTTCCAAAATAATCACTCCTACATAATCTATTGATTTTTAAGGGAAATTATTCCATTTTAATCATTTTTTCTTTTAAAACCACTAACAAAACCATTTATCCATAATTTTTTATGATAAACAGTACTAATACTTTTTCCATATCTAACAGGAACTTCCATTCCTAATACTTTTCCATATTCTAAATAAATACCAAAATGATAATCACCAGCTACATCAAACAATATAATATCTCCGAAAGAAAGTTCATTAAGATTTTTAGTTTCTTTAAAATTTTGTTTAAAATACCTGAATAAACGAATTGCACCATCTGTTTTTTGCCAGTCTTTAGTAATAGGTTTTCCATCTTTAAAATCTTGTTTCCACCCATGTTCTTTATAAAATAATCGACATAATCCAATACAATCGCACCCATCAAATGAGTCTTGATTAAAATAATGTGGTATACCTACATATTTATTAATATCTTCCAAAATAAACACCTCTTTTATGTAAAAAAAGACGTGCAAAATAAGCACGTCTTATCTAAAACCTCTTTTTTGATTACCATATAACAAACGTTGTAATGCTCTAGGGTCTTTTGCGAGTTCACCAAAAATTTCTTCTTTAGATGCCCTTGTATTTAAAATAGTAACATTGCCACCACTAGAATTATCTTGTTTAGCAATATTAGTTAAAATAAGATTTTGCTGTCCCAATAATTCTTCCATACGAGCATTGTTATTTTGTTTTTGAGCTTCTTGTTTGATGATATTACTTGCAATATTTGGATTTTTAAATGTTGGAACATAAGGCTCTGGAACAACTGCTCCACCAGAAGCAAATTTATCTAAATTCATTTGCTCTAATATAGCACCATATTTTTGTGTTGCATTTGCGTTCATAATATATTCACCATTAGAAACAGCGATAAATTTACCCTGTTCTTCTAAATAAGCTAAAATACTATCACTAACACCAGTTCCTGCACCTTTAATTTTTCCACCATTCTTAACAGAATTTCCACCTGTTGCAAACTTTTCTAATGAGCCACCAGTAGAAAATAACCCTATTACACTAGGCAATAAACCTATATAACTACCAATATTATCACCTTTACCACCAGCAGTATTTACCATTGTTTGCGAACCAAAAGATGATACAGCACTTCCGAATTGACTTACATTTCCACCAAACTGCTGAATAGCCATTTCTTGCATATTAGCTGTTGTTGAAAATTGAATAGCATTTGCTGTGTCTTGTGCGGTATTTGCACTATCTTGGATAGTGTTAACATTATCCTGCACAGTCCCCTGCAACATATTCTGTGAAGCTAATAACATATTTTGTGAAGCATTATTTAAGTTAGAACCTTGAGCATAGAAATTAGCAATGCCCTCTGTACTATTATTTCTTTGCACTACTTCCGCTGTTGATAATGAAGCGTTAGCTACTTTTCCAATAGTATCGTTGTTAGAATTTAAATTATCTACATAGCGTCCAGCTTCTTGTTTTTCAGTAGAATTTAATTTAAGTTTACCAAACCCAAACATATTTGAAACTAAATCCCAAACAGAATTTGTGGAATCTTTTATTCCCATTAACCTATCTAAGGCAACTTTGGCTATTTCATTCCATAAATCAGTCCAAATATCTTTAAGTGAACTACTGCCTTTAATCCAGTCATATAACATATTTGAAATAGTTTGTTTATTTTCTTTTGTTAATTTCCCAGACGTTTCTTCAGCTTTTTTCTGTAATTCATTTAATTTCGTTTGAATTGTGGTTATTTCTTTTGTTATTTCCTCTACTTTTGATTTATATTTACTACCACTAGAAACATATTTATCTCTTTCTGCATTTAACTTTGCGAGATATTCACTGTAAAGCTTAATTTGTTTTACAGTATTTTCATAGTCAACTTTATTAGTCTGCCAAGCTAAACCATCATATGAGCCACCTCTAAACATTGCAAAATTAGATTTCCATAAAGACATTCTTTTATCTAAAATATCTAATTCATATTCTAATTCTTGTTGAGGTGTTTTTAAACCTTGAAATTGTTCTAATATAAGAAGAGAAGATTTCATACTTCTATTAGCTTCATCAGCTTTATCTTTAACATCTTTATATGATGATACTATATTTTCAAGGTCATTATCTCCGATTGTTTTTGAATAATCCTGTGCAACTTGCTGAAGTTGTTTATATGATAAATCTTTCCAATTATCAAAACCAGAATTAGCAAGTTTATCTTTCAATACACCTTTTCCAAAATATTCAGTTATTTTTTGTTCTATATTAGATACAGAATCACTAAATATTTTATATCTGTTTTGATATCGTTTATATTGTTGTTCTTCATTTTCATATTCGTCATTATTTGCTTCAAAGTCAAATTCACCATATAAACTTTTTTTATTAGAAATATCATTTTTTCTTTGGCTATATTCTTTGTCTTGTTGCTCTATGATTTCAAAAAACTTTTCAGAACTATTCTTTGCTCTATCTATTATCCCATTTATAAATGTACTTAAATTATCAGATAACTTTAATTTACCAATTTTAGAACCTGCATTTTCTAAATTTAATCCCATAGCATATTCAAATGAAGTAAATGTATCTGCTAAATTTGGAATATCCTTCCATGATTTACCACTAGCTCCGTTAATACCTGTATATCCAAGATTACTATTAACAACAAAAGCTTTACCATCTGTTGTATATAAAATATCACCTGCTATTGGATTTTTTTGAGAATATTTTACATTCATTCCCATTGCATCAGTCATTTTTAACATCATAGAAATATCTTTAACATTTCTTAAATTATACATTTTTTCATCATCAATGCCATAAGCAGAAAAGAGATTTTTTACAAATTGAGCATCGTTAAATCCTGTAGAATAAGCACCTTTGTTTGTACCTGTATTAATACCGCCCCAAATGTATTTAAAATCAGATAAACTACCATGAACTACCTTCTCTTGACTTGTTGAATTTCCATAATAACCACCATGCCCATCTGCTATTACAACGTGGTCTGGTTCATCAAAAATACCATCAGAATCAGTAATTACAATATCTCCAGCATTAAAACCAGATGTTTTATTTAAAAATTTATCTGTATTTTTTACGTTATTATATAAATCTGGAACGTACATATCCATAGTATCAGCAAAACTACTATTCATTTGTCCTAAAAAAGCTTTAACAAAAGCGGTACAACCATTAGCACCATAATATTTACCATCTTCAACCATTTGGTCTGCCCATTGGGTTGCTTCTGATAAATTAGTTGTACTAGCTAATTCCAATTTATTGCCAAAACTAGAAGTACCATTAATAATATCATCATGTAATTTATTAAAAGCAGTTGCGTTTCTCACGGATTCATTTGAACGTGAGCCATTTTCACCTTCATTGTATTTAATATATGCTTCAAAATAATCCCCATTAACAAGGTCTAACATTTTTTTGAAATGTCTTACACCAGCATTGATATTATCGTAAATATCCCAAATATCTTCACCTGCAATCATTTTATCATCAGACACTTGCGTTAATCCTTTATATGGTGTTCCTTCTCCAGTTCTTACATTATAAGAACTTTCTTTTTGTACTAAAGCGTGAATCCAATTTTCATCAACACCATATCTAATGGAAGCATCTGTAATAGCTTTATCAATATTGCTATTCCCTGAACTAATCAAAGCTCCTGATTGTATTAAACCACTTGATATTGTAGATTTTAAATTATTAATACGGCTTGTTTCATCAGCAATTATAGCAACTCTTTCTAAAACCTTATCATAATCAGCCTGCTGTTTAGCTAATTTTTCTGCTTCTTTTTCTGCTTTAGATTTTTTCTTATCTTCATTACTTTGTGGCGGTTCAGCAATTTTATCCCCTCTATTTGAGTCTGCACCACCTGTATCGTATCTGTTTTTGTTAATGCTTTCCTCATATTCAGCAATTTGTATATTCTTTTCATTTATAGAACTATCTATATCTGCTAAAATTTTTTCTATTTCATTTTTTTTTGTTTCTAAACCAGATACATCACCCAATTTACCTTGTTCATTAATAACTTCATCATCAGCTTCTTGTGCATAAGCCTCTTGATTAGCAATATAATTTTTGCTCCATTCTTGCTGAGCAGGCGACCAATTTGCACCATATTTATCAAGTCTTTCTTTTTCTCTTTCAGCATTATCTTTAGCTACTGCACTTCTTCTTTCCCATATTTTTTTACTTACAGACCATTCAACCTTGTCTAAAATACCTAATGCTTCTACTTCTTTTTTATAACCATCTATTCTTGCTTTTATATTTTCTAACATAGCTTTCGTAGTAGCTTTACTACTTTCTAATTGAGCCTTATCTGCTTCTAACTTTTGTTTAGTAAGTTCAGTAGTTGCACTTTTTAAATCATCAAAAGAATCTATTATATTACCGTTAACTTTAACAATGATTTTTCCATTTTCATCTGTTGAAATGGTATATTTGTTATTTTCATCACCTAAGCCTTCAATAACATCTTTAATGACATCATAAGTATTCGACAAATCTTTTTGTATTTTTATTTGTTCTTCAGAACCTTCTGCCATTTTTTTAGAATCCTCTGTCATTTTTCTATATTGTTCTGATAATTTTTCAGCAGTATCAATAGCTCTCATCTTATTGTTATATTCTTGTTCTCTTTTAGCATTTTCTTCATCTAATGTTTCAATTAGTTCTTTATGAGCATTTTTTTCTTCACCTAATTCGGATATATAGGATATTAATTCTGGTAAAATTAAAGTAATAGCTGTTAATACTAAACCAAATCCACCACCAAATAAAGCTAGGGTTGCAGAAGCAGCCTTAGAAGCAGTAGACATTCTACTTGTAGCAATAGTGTTTCTGTCTTTTGCAATCGTATTAGCATTTACTTGTGTTGTATTTTTTAATTCACTTGCTGTTTCAGTGGCTAGGGTTATTCCATTTGTTTGACTAGCAACTTTATTAGCTTGTTTAGCACTTGTATTTTCTTTTACACTAGCTGTATTACTTTTTATTCCATCAGTATCCTTATCTACATTGACACCATAATAACCTTGTAAGAACATATCACTATATCTATTGTTTATTCTGTCAGAAAAACTTCTTGATTGTATGTTATTCGTTTGATATGCTATGTCTAATCCAGCCATACGACCTTTAAATTGAGCTAATTTGTCAACTAAAAAAGGTACACCCTTATAAGCAACGACTCCTGCAACTATTGTTTTTATCCAGTTCGACCATGAAATATCTAACTCTTTGACACCAACAACAAGATTATTAATTTCATCAGTAATATCTTTTAAATCATTTAAAACACCACTTTCGCCGATATCAACAAAAAGTCCTTTAATATTAGTCCCTAATCGTTCCATTTTACGATTTAGTGTATTTAATTGAATATCAATCTGTTTATCTGTAAATCCAATTACCTCATCAGAATTTAACAATCCAGACATACGAACTAACTCATTATAATCTTTTAAAATAGCAGTCATTTTAGATACTTGATATTTACCACCAGATAAAGTAAGTAATAATTTACTTGTTTCTTTCTCTGTAGTTTGCATCATTCTGGAAATATCTAAAATTATATCTTCCATACTTCTTAAAGACTGTGTACCATCACCATTATCTTTGTATACATTAATCCCAAAATCTTTTAAAGCTTCGATTGATTTATCAGATTGCATACTATTAATAAAAGATTTAATGCTATTACCAATTTCATTACCACTTCTGCCTGTAGTACGAACACCTGTAGCAATTAAGGCATTTAAAAACTCAAAAGATACTCCTGCTTGATGAGCGGCAGCACCAGCTAAAGACACACCTTCAGTTAAGTCCTGTGCTGAAGCAGCACCTCTATGTGCAGCTAAAGTCCACGCATCAATAATACGATTAGAATTTACTAATAGTTGGTTCGTATCATCTGTTTGTAATTCAAATTGGCTTAATGCTGATTCTAAGCCCTTTGTAGCTTGCATTATTGGGAAATTATCCGCTACCGCAATTCTAGCAGCTTGTTGAGTTAAAAGATTAGTATTTGTAACACCATTTTCGCCTTGTCCATACATTCTACCAATAGATGCACCAGCAGAAATTACTTCTTCGGCAGCTACTCCAAATTTAGATCCAATGTCAATAAATGTATTCATTTCTTTATTGACTGTTTTTAAACCTTCCATACGTTCCATTTCAGATAAATTTTTATCTAAACTGTTCATATGTGCGTGTTCTATTTCTGGCATTACCTGTTCTACTGTCGCAAATCTACTTTCCATATCTTTCATAGTATTTAAAGCATATCCAGGCAATATTAATGGGACAGAAGCTACCATAGAGGACATAATCCATGTTAAATGTGTTCTTAAACCTAATTTCATTTTTTCACTTAAAGACATTACATTTCCTGTTGCTTCTTGTAATTTACGTAAAGATGAAGCTGTTTTATCAATTTCAGCTCGTGTTTGTATCATAGTGTTACGATATGAAGCATTTGTTCTACCACTTTGTTCCCAAGCATAAGTAGCATTATCTAATATAGTTCTAAGCTTAGTCATTTTTTCACTATAAGATGTAACATAACTTAAATCTAATAATGATTTTGAAGTTACACCGCTTAAATAATTTTTTCGAGCTTCATTATTAAAAGACGCTCTATCTTGTAGAATAGGCAATTCAGAAACCATTCCACCACTAGAAGCAACATTGTTTTTTGCATTTTGTAATCTTTTTTCTACACTCGCATACTCTTTTTCACTTAACTGAATACCTAACTCTTTTTTCTTATTTACACTATCAAGAATATTATTATATTTATTAATAGAATCTGTTATTTTAGCATAAGCCTGTCTACTTCTATTTGAATTTTCTTGTATTCTCTTTTCTTCATCAACAAAATAATTATCAAGATTTTTTTTATTTTTTTCAGCTTGTTTCTCTTTTGAAATTTCTTGTTTACTCCATTCTTGATAAGCTTGTTTACTTCTATTTGAATTTTCTCTAATTCTTTTTTCCTCGTTAATATAATAATCATTAAGTGCTTGTTTATTTTTTTCGGTTTGAGCTGCTTGTGCTTTTTGTCTATTTTCTTCTGCTTTAGCTAATAACATTTGATTATTTAATTCTTGTTTAGCTCTAGCTTCAGACAACTTTTGTTGTTCTTTTATTTGATTATTAAGATTACCTTTATTTACTTTAGTTTGAAAATCTTCTAATTCTTTTTCTAAGGCTCTAAGTTTATTAAGAGTGATATCAAATCCAGCACCATTTAATGTTAATGTTGTAGAATTATGTTTTTCTAAAATTTCAATAGCTTTACGAACTTCACTTAGATTTTGTTTTATACTTTTAAAGTTTTCAGTTCCAACAATTTTTAAGTTAACTAATAATTCTTCTCTATTATTAGTTTTTAATTCTTGTTTTAATTTTCTTAATTCTTGTTGAGCTTCATCTATTTTAGTTCTAACTTCTATATCATATATAATTTTCTCATTATCTTGTTCCATTTAATCACTCCTTATTAACCAAACTGTGAAAGTAAATAATCTAATGCTTCTTTGCCTTCTAATGTATCAGATGCATTATTTTCGCCTAATTCTTTTCTAATTTCTTCTGAATAATCATTCATACCCTCTAATATATCTTCAAATTCAGGAATAGTTAAATCTTTTATGTCTTTAATAGTTAAAGAAGTGTTACTAATAATGCTTGCAAATAATTTATTCCAGCTTCCATTGCCATCTGATTTTACATCACTTTTTTTTTAAATTGAGATAAGCCTAAAAAAATTGTAATAATTTCTTCTATCAATTTAAAATCTAACCATTCAAGAATTTGTTCTTTAGTTTCTTTATAGTTTAAAGCTAATTCAATAACTTCATATATTCCATTCATAAAGCTATCATTTTGATACATATACATAACTTGTCCATTTTCATTTTGTTTAGGCTCACCATTATCCTCATACCAAATATCTAGCATTTGAACTTGCAAATACATTGGATTATATTTAGAAGTAAACTCTGTTAACTTGTTTAAATCTTTTAGTTTACAACTATAAATTTCGTGATATTTTCCATCTCTATCAACAACTTTTTCAGTCAAGCCAAAAAAACTATTTTTTTGTTCCACTAATAATCACCTTCTTTAAAATACTAATTTATGTAAATTAGGAGGAAACCCTCCTAATATTATCCTGCTGTATAAGTACCAGTAATAGAAGCTGTACTTTCATCATCTAAATGTGCTGTGCCGGTAATTGTGGTACCAGTAATAGTAAGTTCAATACTTATAATTTTTGCACCTTTATCACCTTTATCACCTTTAGCACCTGCCGGACCCTGCTCTCCTGTATCGCCCTTTTCGCCCTTCGGACCTTGAGCGCCGGTTTCACCTTTATCACCTTTAGCACCATCAGCAGGTTTATTAACCCAATTTGTTGTTCCATCTCCATTAGTAGATAAAATTTGACCACTAGAACCATTACCACCACTAGGAACATTAACCTTTGTTCCTAATTCTTTATGTGCATTTTCTACACCAACTTCAAGATTATTCATTTTTGTGTCAGTAATAGTATCTCCACTATTCCAAGTTGTTTTACTATATTCGCTCATATAAAATCACCTCTTATTCAACCTTAGATACCCCTATTTTTGCTTTTCCTATTTTATTTGGAAAGGCAGGGGAAATTACTCCCCCTGTGTAGGAATATCTGTTAATGTAATTTTCATTAAACCTTCTTGTGTTTCATCTCTCATTGTTTTAAATTTAATTTCTGGTGTGCTTGCACTATCACGTGCTGTTTCGATTGTTAAATTACCATCAGCGATTGCTTTATAAACTTCAATACATAAACGTTTCTTTTCACCTTTTAATGTATCTGGTTCAAATACAATATACATTTTTACAGGTTCAGCTAAATCGTTATTTAAAGCAAGTACCTGTACACCTGTTGCATCATAACTATAAACAACAACATACTCGCCTTCTCTAGTAGATGCACCAAAAGTAATAGCACCATCTGTACTAACAGCAATACCAGATTCATCAGCACTAGAACCTTCTTTTACACCAATAGTAGAACCATCTTCAAAAGAAGCAGATTTTACTTTTACATTTGTTAAATGCTCACCTAAACTTTCAGTTGTCTTAGTAATTTTAGCAATATTTGTACCTTTAACTGCTTCTTCAGTAATAATACTATCCATTAAAATACCTAATTGGCTCATTTTAAAAACAGCATTTGTAAAAGAAAATTCAGTTGTACATTTTGTTGCATAGACATAAATTGGGTCTTTTCCATCTCCACCATAAAGTTCAGAACTTTCGGTATTGATTGTCATTGTCATTTTTTGACCTTTATCGGAATAAAAACTTCGACCAGTATTTAATCCGACAGCATAGAATTTGCCAATACCTTTTAATACGATATCTTTGTTTTTATTAACAGTATTTGCCATTCACATCATTCCTTTCAAAATAAAAAAATAGACACTAAAATAAGTGCCTATTAAAAAATCATTAACTCCATGTCATAGGTAAATATTCAATTACATATTTATAAACATTTTTTATATCACAAAAATCTTCGCCCTCAGCAACAATTCTTAATTTAAATTTTTCTCTCATTATGTTCTTGATTGCTTTAACCAAAGGCTTAGCCTGTAATCTATTAAATGTATAGGTTTCTATTTTTAGTACAGCATAATTAAGCAAGTAATTATTACTTTCGCTTGCATCTGAAAAATAAATACTTACAAGAGGAGGATTTTTTGTTTCAAATAATTCCATATTTAACCTTTGAAGATTTATTTTTTTAGATAAAAGTTCTTTATCTTCTTTATCCTGTACTTTTAATGCTAATAAAAAAGATGAGTCATTTTTTAGCTCATCTACTATTGACGATTGCATATCAAAAGTGTCTTGTATCATTTATTTTTCACCTCGATATTAAGCTGTGATTTTATTATATTTTTTAAACTATGCTTAAATATTTCTTTTATAGCACTATTTTTTGTTACATTCTTTTTTACTACAAAATAAGGTTTTATAGGTTTATAAATCCTTTCCATGTTTTTACCAGCCCATCTTCCACCAGAAATATAAGTATTATTATCTAAGTCTTGATAACTACCTGCTACACGTCCTGTAACAAAATGTCCTTTTCTAACTACATTCCATCTTTTTACATTATTTTTATATTTATGTAAATATGGGTTATCTGTTTCATCAGCCATTAAAGAGCCTTTTCCGTATTCTATTAACCACGCTTTTTGTCCTGTAGCTTCAATTCTTCCTATTGTAGTATTCTTATCATTGCTATTAATAATACTAAAATTTATATTAGCTTCTCCATCAACACTTCTTAAGCTATCCCATGTTCGAGAAATCTCTTTGCATAATCTATTTCCATATGTTGCAAGTGCTTGCTCTACTTTTTCTTTACTCATTTGTTGCTCTTGTATCTTCACTTAGCTGTATGTACAGCATATTTTCATATCGTCCAATATCTATATTATCAACTTGATAATTTGTACCATTAAATTTAACACGATACAGCTCCTCGATATCAATATTATCTTGAACCATAATTATTTTAGTTGTATCTTTTAAAAGCCCTGCATCATAAAATTTCATATTTGCAGAAACATCTTTAAAATAAATAGGAACATCTTCTAAAATAATTTCTTCAGTGCTTCCAACATATTCTATATCATCATATTGTTTATCAAGTCTACAAATGGTAGCTTTTGCATTAATTCTTATGCCTTGACACTCTACACATTCTTCAGTTGCCTGTTTTGCTATAATAAAGTAGCTATTATTATCTTTTGATGTCTTTCTGGTTATTAAATCGCCACAAATTAAATTTGAATTGGAAAATGCTAGTATTTTCTTTTCATCATTAATTACTCTACTATCTGTACTTTTACCACGTCTTGTTATGAGAACTTTTTCTTCTGGCTTGCCTACAATATCAATGTTTTCCAATCTATCACCATAAAAATTAAGTACACACGTCATTCTAATGTAATTGTATCTACTAATCTTTTAATTTCATTAGTAAATATCCCTTCATTTTTTAACATAATCTTAACATCATAGTCATCTCTGCTAGTCCATTCTAAAGTTCCACCCATTTGAGCAAGATTTTGTGCTAAAAGTCCTACTGCTCTTTTTAATTGTTCTGGATATTCATTTTCGTTATATCCAGCAGTATAAGTTACCTTTAATGTTTTTAATTTTCTTATTGGAGAAACAAAATCTTGAGGTAAATAAAAAGAGAAATATTTTGAAGTATCTTCATCAAAACATAATGAGTCTACACTATAATCAATCCTTGTAAATTTACTAAATACTGTAGGAACAATAGTATAAACTTCTTTTACTTCTTTTCTAGGTAAATGTTTTAATTTTCCTCTATATGGTTCTAAAAAATCAACAAACCTAGAACGTTTATTAAAATTTACTAGCTCTGTATATTCTTTTAATTCAAAACTTGTACCTTTGTAAGCATCTATTAAAAAACAAGCGGTTTCTACATGACCTATATTGGTTTCTTTTACTATTGGACAATAAATAGGGATTTCTTCTTCCGTTATATACAATTTATCGCCTCCTTGAATTGGTGAAACAAGGGAGTAAACCCTTATTTCACTACCTTACTTCGCCCTACTTTAGCTTTTCCAATTTTGGACTCTGCTGTAGGGACACTTACTCCCCCACTGTAACATCTTTTGTTAAGATAAAGTGAGATGGAGTATCTACACCATGTAAAATATAAGTGTCAAAGTTAATTAAGTTTTTGTCTTGCATTAACGCAGGATTGTTAAGTGGCTGGTTAGGATCTTGTGTTACAAACATTTTAGGTGCATCCCAGAATAACCATACTCTATCAATCATTTTTGTATTTAATGCAACAATTTTATGTGTTTGTGTAGAACCAGATTTATCAACTTTAATAAATGGTGTTAAATGAATAGGAATTGTACCAATTTGTGTTCTAATAGCTGGAACTTCAACACCTGGAACAATGCTTACATTTACAAACATTTGGTATAAATTATGTTCATTTTTTGCTTCTTCTTTGCAAAGTAAATCGTAAGTAATAGGGTTCATACATAATACATTTGGTCTACCAAGATAAATAGTCTGAGATTGTGCTTCGGCAATTTTAGACTGAATGTTTTCAGCAATAGTTCCTTCTTTAATTGCTGTTTTTGTTTTAATTTGATTTAAAATACCCATATATGTCCATTTAGTTGTATCATTTAAAGTAGGACTATCACCATTCCAAAACTCATCAGCGATAGTACGTTGATAATCAACAAACATATCTCTTGTATCTTTAGCAATTAAATCTTCATTGAAAGAACCATAATTTTTTTGCATTTGTGTTTCGAAGAATGGATATTCAATACCTGTAATATGGCAACGAGGTAATGCTGTTTGCCAATTATCACGAGAATATTCTGCACTAATCGTATCTAATTTATAACGGGCATTTTTATATTCATCACTACCAATACCTTTTTGAGGATCAACAGCTTTTGTGTTTCGTGGAATTGATTTTTGTTCGTTCCATGCGTGAGGATAACCAGTAGAACGGACAGAATTACACATAACACCAATAGGGAACTCTCTATTTAAATAATCTTTTAAATCATGGTCATAATCTTGAATAACCAATGTGTGATTTTTATTAATTGTTACATTCGGTGTACCACTTGCAGATTTAATTTCTTTACCAAGACTACCTCTGAATTTATATACACCTGTATATAATTGCTTCATACTCATTAAACATCAACTTCTTTCTATTAAATTTAGACAATAAAAAAGACGGATATTTTTCCGTCTTTAAATTCAAAATATTCTGTTATTTTAAATTAAAATAATGGTTTATAAACATTAGCAAAATTTACACCTTGCTCATTAAATTTAATTTGAAGGCGAGCTTTTGCTTTTAATTTTTCATATTCACCCATATCTGAAGCATCAATTTTATTTAATTCTGTTACAAAATTATTATCGCCTTCAATATCTGTATTTCCTGTGAAAGATTTTGGTTTTGGGATATTATTACTAGCATTAATTTTTTGTTCAAACTTAGTAAGCATATTTTCAATATCTTCTAAAGTAACTTGTTTTCCTTTACTTGCTTCTACAGGTTTTTCTTCATTTTTATTTTCTTCAGTATTATCTTCTTTAGGTTTAACTTCTGTTTGAGCTTGTTTTAAATTTTCAATACTTGATTTAATATCCTCAATTCCTAAACCTTCAATTTTATCATCAAAAGTTTTTTCTACTTGTGCCACGACTTTAGACACTAAACTTTCTGTTAAAGCATTTAATTCTTCTTTTGTCATGTGTACATCACCTTTACTTTCTTTTTCATCTTTTCCTTTTTGTAAACTAGCTGCTAATTTCTCAATATAAGTTTCTTCTCCAAATGCGGCACAATTTCGCCATAATAAAGCACAGCCAAAAGCTTCCCATTCATCAATAACCATGTTTTCATTTTCATCTTCATGTAATTTAGTTGGATATATTTCGATACTAAAACCTAATGAACGTTGTGCATTTAAAATTGTGGATGCTAATTCAGGGAAAGTATCTTTCCAAACAACAATTTTTGCCATTAATTTTTTCCCATCTTGCCAAGCATCTTCAATAAAACCAAAGTGCATACCCCAATATCTATCACCATGTCCTGTAAAAGTATCTGGAACATAGCCCCAATTTTCAAAAATACAATTCATTGGTTGCCCCTTAAATGACTCAATACATTTATCAGCATTTTTACCAGATAAAACAATTCTTTTACCATCTGCTCCACATGGAGAACCTTCACTAGCTTCGTCTATAGTTGCAATACAGCCAACAATATACATTTTATTCGTGCTAGACTCAATTTTTATTTCATTGCCACTTGATTCAAAATTTATATTTTTATTTTGCTCATTATTTTTATCCAATCTTAACCACCTCCCTCGCTAACTTTTTTATTTTTAGCATCAGAAGTATCTTTTATATTTCCTACTCCATTAAAACCATTCATTCCTAACTCTTTATTAATAACTGCTTTTCTTTCATCACCAGCTAAATTAGCATAATCACTAATCAAAGGATTTAATCCTACAGATTCTCGCCATTCATTAATTGTAATAGTTCCTGCAATAAACGCATTGTTTAATCTATCCCATTTTTTTGTTTTTAAGTTTTCGTTATCTTCATAAACATATTTAAATTCAAGGATATCGCCAAAACCTAAAGCATTTATTATATGGGTATTATAAGCATCTTCTAAAAGATTAGCGTATGGTTTGACAAGTTCATCAATTATACGTGTTTCAAAATCTTCCGTTGTAGAGCGGTCAGCTGATACATTTATCATTTTTTCCACAGGATAAGGAAATGCTGAACATACCATAGTAATCAAAAGATTAAACCAACTTTGATATAAAGCATCTTCAGTAAAACTTCTAATCTGTTTTGTGTCTAATCCTTTTGTACCACCAACAATAGGTATTCTTCCAGTTCCTTCAATTTCATTCATAAAATATTCTCTAAATTTATCAACCTCATCACTTGTAGCTGTTTCACCAAGATTAATTAACATTCCAGACGTTTTAGTACTAACATCTTCATTAGTTTTATCAACACCTTCAATGTAATATCTAATATAATCATATGCTTTTAAAACAGGTGATAATCCAAAAGGTTTGTGAGTAAAGTTATTTTTAGACAAAAAACATAATTCACGTCTAGTAAAATATGTATTTCCATTGTCATTAATTTGCATATATTTATAACCATCTATATCAGTATAATCCATTGGGATTACGTGCTGGACTGTTGCCCCATCTATAGGATATAAATAAAGAGGGTGATTAGGATCGTTAGCTTTGCAAACTTCAAAAGCACCAGCGTCTAAAGTTAAAATATCATCAAGTATCATAGCTTCAAACTTTCGTCTAGTTTGGTCTATATTAGGGTTATCTATGATATTTTTTATTAGTTTTATTTGTTTGCTATATTTTCGTCCTCGAATTTTAGGTTTAATTTCATAACTCATTTTCGCTATCCTATCTTTTACCGCTTCTATGGGTTGCGATACAATAGGATTTTTAGCAAATTCTCTCAGTTGCCTATAGGTTGGATTTCTAGGGATTGTACTTTTATATTGTGTCTTAAAAGTGTTATATCCAAAATTATCCGTAGGAATTGATTTAGAGTCTGGAATTTTTTTAAAATTAATTGCTGATGCCAAAACTTTTTTTAATTTCTCGAACAACCTTATCACTCCTCCTTTCATGTATAGTGCTAACACTCGTATTCAATGAACCAAAGCATAATGTTCTCATTCCACTTTGTAATAATGGTCTTAATGCCATTTCTAAACAATCAACAGCATCATCTCTATCTTTAGGATAGTTTTTTAGCTGCCTCCATAACATAATATGAGATTTATTAAATTTTAAATAACCATTTTTGATTTTAGGTATCATGGAATTTATTCTTCGTTCTTTTTTTTCATTCGCCCCATGATTTATTTCAATCCAGTTAATATACATTCCTAAATCAATAAAGTGTTTCTGTACTGTAGTTGCAAAAAACGATTGAAATTGATTAGTTTCTACTACAAAACCTTCTAAAAGGTCATAATATTTACCAATTATTCTTTCCATATCAGAAATAATTTCTTCAACTCTACGGACTCTAACTGAAGCTTCTAATACATAAATATAGTTATCTTCACCTTCGCCCAATATAATAATTGCTGAAGTATCGGCTTTACGATTTTTACCACAGCTAGGATCTACAGCACCATAAACCCTTTTTATGTTAGGTGGATATTCGTAAGTATTTTCTTCTAACCATTCTTCTTTAAATATGCGACTATTTTCAGTTTGAGGGTCATTTTGAAACTCACTATTAAATGCTTCTTCGTCCTGCAATCGAGTTTCCATTAAATGCAAGTACATATTTTCTCTTTGAGATTCCCATAAAACTTTTGTTCCTTTTAACATTTCTTTTTTATGTTTCAAATAGAATTTTTTAGCTGTTTTATATGGGTCAGGGTCAGACAAGTTTGTCATTTTTTCTTCCCATTTTAGCCATAAAGTTGATTCCGAAAATTTAATAACCGCTCTATATATTTTCCTTTGCCACATACTATAAGTAGGCAAGGTTAACAATTTATACAAAAGAGAGTCATATGACAAAACAGTACCAATGAAAAAGAAATCACAATTTGGTGAACCCATTTTCATAACAGCACTACTAAACCATTTATCTAATGTTGCTCTTTGCGTTTCTGTTGCAACACTTTCTTCACTTTCTAGGTCATCAATAATTACTAAGTCTGGACGAGATTTAAAATTTAAACCACGCATTTGCTGTCCAGCACCTTTGCCAACACAATATACTCCTGTACTTGTTAAGATTTCCGAATTATTCCATTTAGATGAACCTTGTAATTTTCCAAACACTTTAATAATGAGTTCATTAAACTCTAATTCCTCTCGAATACGAGTTAAGAACAATCTAGCCATATCAGCCGAACACGATATAACAATAATAGTTTGTTTATAGCCATAACAAATGCACCATAACGGAAAAGCAAAACTAACGAACGTACTTTTTGCGTGTCCTCGTGGTGCAGCTCTAACATTCTTAGTTTCTTCATCTTTATGGTTAAAGATAATATCTTCCAAAGCTTTAACTAAATCATAATGAAATGTTGACCACGTTGATGAGAACTGCTCACCTAAAAAGGTTCTACAAAATTTTTCAAAATCGTATCTACATTCTTCTTTTATTTTTAAATATTTATCATCTTCATTATCACTATTTTGATTTACATTTTTTTGATATTCCTTATCTACCTCCAACTTATTAACAATTTCATCTAATAAATTCATGGTTTATCATCTTCTATAAAATTACGAACAACAGAAATTGTTTTATAAAAATCCATTCCAGAAACTAACCATTCCGTTTCCTCAATTCTATAATTTTTAAAATATTCAAATAATTTCTTTTCTAAAAAAGTAGCATTTCTACATACTTCTGAATATAATTTACAAATTTTTAATCCTGTTGCATTTTCTATTTGTTTAAGACGTCTAGTAACATTGTTTGTAATACCAAGTTTAGTCCTACCGAGTTCATCATATAAAACATAAATGCTTTTTTTATCATTCATAAATCCACCTCAACGATATAATTCTTTATATTTTTTCATTTCAGCCTGATGTTCTCTTTTTGTTGCTTTCTCTGAAAAATATTTTTTACCATTTATTTTAGGTCTATTTGCTCTTAATTTTTTCTTTAATTTATCTCGTTTGTTTTCGTAACTCATAAACTCACTCCTAATTTTTGACTCATTTTTCCTTCATTTTTTGGACAATTTTTTTTGATAGGGACTACATCATTATCCTTTGGTATTCTTTTCATTAACTCTTTGATTTCAAAATCATTTACTACTCTTGTTTTAAAATCATTCCATACGTCCAATCCAAACCTTTCTATAACCAATTCTTCAAACCTACCTATAAATCTTGAAATTGCGGAATATTTATATATCAAAGATTGTTGTTGAATGATGGTTTTTATTAAAGATTCTCGTCTTGTTAATAATCTTTCGCTTGATGAAACAACAGCAGTATATTTTTTTGTATCAAGATTTCCCTCTTTGGATTCTCTTTCTAAATCCTCAAATAAGGCTTGATTTAAGGCTAAACTTTGTTTTATAACACCTAAGCTATCTATTAATTCTTGATATCCATTAACAGTTCTTTGTCGTTCACCAGACATATCGCCTGTTAATCCTTTTCTTACACAGTAAGTATAAAGAGCAGTATAAGATACATTTACATCAAATTTCTCTTTAATAAGATTAATTATTTTTTTAAAACTATTACCTTCATATCGCCATTTTTTAATATCCTCGTGCATATTATATTCGTCAAACCTATTTTTTCTTCCAACAGGAGTGTTATTTTTAACTACTAAAGCATCCTCACTCACGTTTATCACTCCTCAATCATGTTCACTATATCCAATTCATATTCGTCCTTGCAGAATATAAATGGGTTTGTGTCGCTAATACTTATCTTTCTAATATCTTTATTTTTAATAATATAATTTCCAACACCAATAAATATGCTTTCTTTGTCTTTTATAGAAAACCTAACTTCTAACATTGGATTATTTTTATCATCATTATTAAGCCATATAAAACGAGGATGCATATATGCAGCTACATTATCAACAGATTTAAAAGAACCATTAAATAAAACTACACATATATGCTTATTATTAAACACACCTCTATCATTCAATTCTCTAAATGGATTTTTGTTTTTAAAATTAATCATTTAATATTCCTCAAATTAATCTTTTACTGTAAAATTTTCCCATTTCTTATAAACATCAACATATGTTTCATTTTTATCGCCATTATAAATAACTTCATAATACATTCCGTCTGAAACACTTGTACTAACTAATGCTTTCCAATTCTGCAACGTCTTACTAAACCAAACTACATAAACATCATCTAGTGTAATTTGCTTATTATCAGTTTTATCTACATGAGCATTAAAATAATTCATTACTATTTTTCTTGCTTTTTCTTGTCTTTCATTTGCCATTTGTTTCACCTTCTTTAAACCCATTGTCTGCCAAAAATAAAATATCATCTAAAAAATTATACACATGAGCTTTCATTCCTAATTTAGTAAAACATAACATAGTTTCAAATGTTTCTGGTTTAATTCTAAGACCAGCATTAATATATCTATTTACATCAGATTCAACAATTTCTTTGCCATTATCTAATTTAAAATATTGCTTTTCAAACACATCTTTAGGACACCAAGAAACGTAGTTATCTGGGTAATAAATTCTATACCCATCATCACCTTCTTTATGACCTTTAAAATCTTTCCATGCCTTACATGGTTCAGCTTTAATTTTCTTTACGCTAATAAATGTTTCCATTCTAACATCTCCCTTATTTTTTATTAACCGACTTTTACAACTTTAAGCATTGCACCACTCAGACCTTCGCCTTACATTTCAATAACTTCTAGTTTATTCAACAAGTAGGAAGAATAAGTCTGAGCCATAAGGAGCGACCTTATAACTTCTTATTCCCATATTTGTCCTACGTGAGATTGATTACTCACAAATTTCACCTATCATTCAGAATTACATAAAGTGTTTTTCAAACATTTTATATTATTTTAAATATCTCCTTGACTGGCATTAGGCTACTTTAACTAAGTAATGTGTTATAGTAAAATTTCTCTTACATCACTGCCAATAGCTTACTTGACATTCAGTTAGCTCGATTTAACTGTCAGATTAAATGGCATAGCTGATTATTCTCCACTGGAGCGTCTATTATCGCTACCACACAACTTATGTTTTAACTAGCGTTACGATTTGCACACATTGTTATTCTTTTGGTTTACCCAATCGTTTTGCATTGTTACCTTTGCAAAAAAGCTCAACTTCAGCAATATCTCACCAAAGCCCTACTCAATCTACCAATGTTCCATGAAGTTTGATTAAAACGTTTTCACATGGTTGAATAATACAATGCTTAAAGTTGTAAAAATAAAAACCCTAATGGGTGCAACACCATATAAGGTGTCGCAAGCAATACAAACTAAAAAAAGGATACAACCTCAGTCATATCCTTCTAAAACCATGTCGCAACTGGTTTTAATGTCTTTTATTTTTTACTTGTATAACGATTTTTACTTAGTGTGTCTTTACCTTAGCTACTAGGTATCGTTATTAGGTGAATCCACTCTGTCAAAGCGAAACACAAAAACCTTTATAATATTGGCATCATTAAAGACACCATTATTTTCTTTTGGCTGCCTAAACAGGACTCGAACCTGTATCTTTCGGATTAACAGTCCTACGCATTACCAATTATGCTACTAGGCAATTTGGCAACCTGTATTGGAATTGAACCAATGATGACGGAGTCAAAGTCCGTTGTTTTACCATTAAACTAACAGGCGATTATGGAGGAAGCGGTAGGATTTGAACCCACGCATGATATCACTATCACCTCACTGTTTTCAAGACAGTTCTCTTAACCAGACTTGAGTACGCTTCCATATGGTACAAGCGATTGGAATTGAACCAATGACACGAGGAGCTTCAATCCTCTGCTCTACCAACTGAGCTACACTTGTATTTTGGTACGTGAGGTAGGAGTCGAACCTACGTTGTATCTTACGTGGTTGATTTACAGTCAACTGCCTTCGCCACTCAGCTCACTCACGCATATTTGGTGTGAAAGGAGGGACTCGAACCCTCATGTCATAAGACAATGGATTTTAAGTCCACTATGTATGCCAATTCCACCACTCTCACATTTAGCACAGAAAGAAAGATTTAAACTTTCCTTATATGGCAGATAGGAAGGGATTTGAACCCTTGCACGATTTCTCGTCTAGCTTCTTAGCGGGAAGCTCTCTTTACCTCTTGAGTACCTATCTACATTGGAGCTACTGAAAAGACTCGAACTTTCAACCTACTACAGGTCAGTTGCTCTACCAGTTAAGCTACAGTAGCAAATAAGAAGTAATTCAAAGTAAGCAGATTATATAACGGACAAAACAATCATAAGCGGGATTTATGTGTTTTTACTTAAATAAAAATCCATGAAGAAATCGCTTAACTAAGACTTTAAATTACCCTTACATTATCTATTCATTTTTAGCGAAAAATATTCCATTTTTTCATAAAAAAATTAAATTTTTAATCAAATTTTAATCTTTAATCAAAGTTTTTTTCACTAAAAAATTCAAGTCTTTCATTGCACACATTTTAGTTGGACAGTCAATAGCTTCCTTTCGTACTCCACCGCAGCACTCAATACAATTCTTAACTATTGCATCAACTAAAAGTGCATTTTGTTTTGGAGCAGATAGTTTTTCAAATTTATCTGCAAAACTTTTTTGTACCTTCATTTTGAATTTTATTCTTCCTTTCATGTAGTTTATGTGTTCTGGGTTCTCGTTACACTTCGCCCCCTACCCCCATAAACTAATACTTTTAATGTATCCTTCATCTACTGCTACGCAGTATGCCTACGGCATAGTTATTATATATATTCTTCATTCTTATTCTTCTTTACCAGTGGAAATATGCTCCCAAAAGAAAAAGGGTAAAAAGAAAAGTATAATAAAATAACACGCTCTGGTTTGCAAGGTTTAAATGCCCTTACATTATCTATTCATAATTGGCAAAAATTATTCCACTTTTTTATAATTTTTTTAAACTTTTTTTGTATTTTCTATGTATTTATGTATACAAAATACATTTATAAGGTTATGTACTTTAGGTAAGAAAGAAAATTATTTTAAGGGACGTCCTTTGAGATGCAAAAAAGCACCCATTTTGTTTTTCACAGAATAGGTACTTTTGTATAAAAATTCATTTGTATAAATTTTTCTTGTATAATTTTTTTGCTAGTTAGTTTGATGATAAAATTAAAATTTTAAATTTTGTTTTGTATTTTTTACATTTTTTAATCTATATAGATATCTATTAAATTATCTATATGTTATCTATTAGATTATCTATTGTTTTTATCACTATTTTTACGTAAATCAGTATCATTTTTGAAGTTTAATTTTGGATTTTTGTTTTTGTTTGCAGACGTACTTTTTTTTTTTTAAGTTGCCAAATTTGGTGTGAATTTTGTCGCAAGACTAAAAACCACAGGCACGCTCAAAAAGCAAGCCCGTTAGGAATAAAAAATCACACCCCGCCCAAAAATCCAGCAATGACAAGCTTTTTCGTGCTTTAATCAGTCATAATATCTATTATAACATATATATATTATTTATTATATTACCATATATTATACATTATATTAATAATATACAATGCTGGCTCATATATCAACGTTATGCAGTTTGCCATAATTAATATTTATACAATTATAATTTATGTTTATATTATATGTTGTTGTTTTTTCATATCAAATTTTTTTGATTTAAAGTTAGTTATAAATTTTATTTATATCAAAAATAAATCTCATCTATGATATGCACTCAAAATATACAATCACGATATGCAGCATTAATTATATATATTATTTATATATTAATAAACATCTATAATTAAAATATATTATATAATTAATGTCTATTTATTAGTATATATGTATATTTATACATAAGTATTTTACATATATATTATATCTTTTTCTTTATTTCTATTGTATAGCCTATAGCGTCCAGCATATCAAATACCATTTCATACTTTAACGAGTTTTCTTTTAAACTTCTACTAAATGATTGCTTAGTTAAATTTTTATTATATGCTGCATTGTATTTGTCTAAAATATCGCCTTGCGATAATCCTTCTCTATATGCAATTAGCATTATAACTTCTTTTATATCCTTATTATTAATCATTTTTTTATACCTTTTTTTAAAATTTTTTGTACGAAAGTGTTGACAAATAAACATAAATGTTATATAATATATTTGTAAGGTTGATAAGGGAAAAACATCAAGTTTACACTTTATCTGCCAAAAGTATACATTTTTGTAAATTCAACATTTTTTATAAAAAGTAAACTAAAATGTTGACAAAAACAAATAGTTATGCTATAATAAATACATAAAGTTAATAAATAACTGTCAATCAGTTATAATATATTATGACTGATTTCAGCATATTATTATAATAGTGTGTTGAAATGAGTTATGATACTCAAAGGCTGGCAAACAGCCAACATTTAGATATTAAGTCCCCCCAGACGCAATATCTTTTGGGCTTGTCTTATGAGCAAGCGTGTTAACCTCTATCAGTCGAACCTTTCAAAAGGTAGACGGTGAATTGTTCTTTTACAACTCAATATAGGGTAACTTCAATAAGAATTACCATCATTAGGGTTTATTGACTCATTTGTCAGTAAAACAGGTTCTCATTGATGAGCGTTGAGCAGGGAAAAGACATTCATAAGGTGTCAATTCTTTAAAAATTGCAAAATCACGAACACCGCAAAAAGGGTTCTTATCACTAGCCACGACCTATTGAATAGCGAGCAAGTGGTGATATATCTTGAAATAGATACACGCAATATTGTTGCCAGCCTTGATTTTATTTCTACAAATAGTATATCAAAGTTAGTTTAAAAAGTCAATTTTTGATTGAAAGGATTGATTATATATGAAATTATATATTGCAAGCGTTAAGCAATCACGAAAAGGCAATATCGAAATAATAAAAGAAAGATTTAACAATAAAGCTGAATTTAAAAAAGCTTTACATGATAATGGATATATTGTGCAATTTATATCTACAGAAGAAAACTTCGAAAGCGATTGCGAAAAATACTACGCAAAACTTGAAAGACAACGTCAAAAACGAAAAGAAGCAGCAGAAGAAAAAAGAAAACAAGAAAATAAACAACATGATTACAAAGTTATTAATAATCGTGAAGAAATAGCTATTTTTGATAATAAACAAGATGCTATTGAATACGCTCAAAATTTAGCTGATATGAACAGATTAATATATTATGTTCATGATGGAAAAAAAGTGATTGAATGTAAACCACTTGAAAAAGTTTTATATTATACATTCAACTTGCAAAATGGAAAATTTAAAACAGAAGCTGAAGCTTTAGACTATGCAAAACGGAATAAGTCAATAAGTACAAAATGGCTTTATAAGGTAATAAAACCGTTGGCGAACTCTTTACAAGATAAAGAGTATATTTTAATAAAAACACTTGAATAAACCGCTTTAAATGTTATCATTTAGGGCGGTTTTTTGTTACACATATTTTAAAGGCACTTGAAAAGTATTTCACTTTTGGCTTATTTGTCATTCCTGTACCTGAGTAAGTAACAGTAAAGGCGAACGCTATTTACAGTGAACCATAAGCCACTATAAAAGCTTAGATAGTGCCTTTATTTATGAGTTGATAAGAACATAAAACAATTTGCTTTATGTTGTTATTAGCTTATAAATAAAGCTAAAATATTAATAGAGGTGATAAATATGACCAATGATGAAAAAATGCTGCAAATGTTGGAAGCATTAACAGGCGAAGTCAAGAATATTAATACTAGACTTGACAATATGGAAGCTAGACTTGATAACATGGATACTAGGTTTGATAAAATTGAAGCTAGACTTGACAATATGGAAGCTAGGTTTGATAAAATTGAAGCTAGACTTGACAATATGGAACATGATATCAAGTCAGGGTTTGAAATGTTAGGGAACTTTGTACATGAGATTGAAAAATCGACTACTGAAACTGAAAAGCGTTTCAATAGATTGAAACAAGCAATTTAATACTTAATATTAAGGCACTTTATAGAAATTCTATAGAGTGCCTTTTTTGTACATAAATTGGAATAAATTCAATAAAAAATTAATAGATTATAAGGTAGGTTTTAAAAATGAACTTTATAAAGAAGAAAATAATTGAAAATATTAATAAAAATATAGTTGGTAAAAGTTTTTATTTATATGGTTTTTATCAAAATAATTCTAAAAGTATAGACATGGCAATGTGGGAAGAAGGAGGAACATGTAAACAAGTTAGAAATGTGTATGATTTTATTAGCAATAAACTTCCTTGTTGGAGGTTCTGTGATATGTCAACTAAATATAAAAAATATTTTGATGTAACAGTTAAGTATGAAATAATTAGCGGTAATATAGAAGAAGCATTGTATTTATATCAACATAATGCAATTAACGAAGAAGAACTTGCAAAAATAGGGCAAAATATTGTTATAAAAATTATTGGTATAAAATCGTCTAAATACTTATAAAAGGTAGGTTTTAAAAATGAAAAAATTTGATAATGCAATTACGCAAATAATTTTTGTGGAATATCCAGAAGGCGTTGAAGTTATGCACTTAACAAAAGTGTATAAAAACGGCTGTTTAGTTGATTATGAATTAATTTATTCAGATGGAACTTCAGACGAATTTTGTGAAAAATGGAATAGTGATTTTATTGATTATGAAAATTTATCACCAATAACAATAAAATCAGATTATTTCGAAGAATTTGAAAATAAATTAAAAGGATTGAATATAATGACAACATACAACACATATCAAGAATATAAAAATGCAAGAAAAGAAGCTTTCGAGAAATTTTCTCAAGGTAAGATTATTTATATAATTGCGTTTAGTGAAAAAGATTTTAAAGAAGGTTTAAAAAAGCATAATGTTACAGAAAAAGACTTAATTTCTTTTGGTAATGGCTGCTTTTTAATTAAGAAATATAAAAAAGACTATGAAGAATATACTAAACAACAAAATGATATTTTAAATAAATCCATTGCTGCTGATACCAAAGGGAATGGATTTATAAAATCTATGTTTGCTTACGAATTGGCAAACAATGAATACAGATATACCGAGAATTTAAAAGCCACGCTAGATAGTTTAGGCTTAAGTTATGAACAAATTGAAAATAATGCAGCCTTGAAAAATGGTTTAAATCTAGCGTTAAAAAGATATGAATATTGATTAATTGAAAGGATTGATTATATATGAAAGCATTAAATAATTTAGATAAAGAAAAAATTATTAGTATCGTGAGTGTTGGCAAGTGTTATCATGCTGCTAATTGTCAAACGTTTTTTTCTAGTCAAGCTTTTTTGACAATCAAAAGAAATGATAAACCAGAAATTATAAAAATATATATAAAAGGAACAGGCGGCAATAATCAATATATATACGATATGTTTAAATATATAGGTTTAACAAAAGATGACTTATATAAGTATAGAATTGCTTTTACTGATACAGTATCAGACGTGCAGCGTAAAAAAGATTTATAAAGATTTATAATAAAGGCGGTATGAAAAAATGATTAAATTTGATGAAAACGAAAGAAAGATTTTAAAGCGACTAATTGCAAATAATACTATTTGTTTAAAATCAATATCTACAGGAAAATATTTAAAATTAACAACTGATAATATCAAATATTTAAGCAGTAAAATAAATACACTAAAACAAGGAGCTATATTTATTATATGTGGACTTAATATAAAAATAAGACGCTATGGTTTAAGCTTTTTAGATTTTCAAGAGAAATTTAAACCCCAATTTATGTTTAAAATTGCTGATTATATGATAAATAATAAAATCAATGAAAAAGAAAAAGCAATTATTTTTAAAATATTAAATAAAATATATAGCCCTTTATATTGGCAATATAATATATTTGCACAAGCTGGAAATTTAGATTTTAATAAGGCTATTAAATTAATAAAAGATAGCTCAATCAGTTTTGAAGGTATTTATTTAGATAACTTAGCTATTTACACTGAAAAATATTATGGTAATTTTAAAGCAATAGACGCTAGAGAGTTTTATAATAAAAATATTAATAATGATGATATTTATATAAATGGTATTCGTTTAGATAAAATTAACGCTGATACATTTTCAGAAATTAAAACTAATATAATAAAAGAGTTGATAAACAGACAAAAACAACTTTCCATAAAACACGCTTAAGATTAATTCTAAGCGTGTTTTTTAGTATAGGTATATAAAAATGTATTAATAAAGATTTAAACCGCCTTAAATAGCTTGCTAGGGCGGTTTAAATTGATGGGAAGGATTGAATATATATGATGTTACGTTATGGAAAAGAATATAATAAAACTATTGAAGTCTTAAAAACTGAATTTACAAATGAAATAAATGAATATATTGGGACTAAATTAACACGCAAAGACATTGTAGTAAAACCAAATACTAAAAAAGATGCTTTATCTGATTATGATATTCATTTATCTATTGTTAATACAAATAACGTTATACCTTCATTAAACATTATATCTTTAATAAATAAACTTGAGATAACAAATAAACAAGAAAAAAGAGTCGTTAAAATTTTAAAACACTATGTAACAAATAACGATATAAAATTTTGGATTGATAATATAACCGCTTGTCTTATTTGTAGTAATGGGTGGTATTTTTTTAAAAAATATCCTCGTATCAATAATTCAATATATAATATTGTCGAAAAAATTACAAATGAAATAGAACTAAATACATTATATATTTTCTCACGTTTTCAATCTAAAGTAAAACAATTATAAGGAGCTTGATACTATGCACACTTTTTTTAATCCTATACACGATGCACTTTTTGAACATATAAACACACATGACGATTTAACATTATATAAATTGGTAAATGAATATTTAAACGATACAGGTTTTTTTATAAAAGATAACGCTTTTAATCTTATTATGAATGATACTATAAAATGTCAATTTTCTTTAGCTGAAGCATTTTTAATAATTACATGGAAAGCTAAAGATATTAAAAATCAAGCGAAGGTTTTACAAGTTAGAAAAACAAAAGAACAAAAAGATATAGAATATCTATATAAAAATCTACCAATCGCCATAGATTATTTTTATACGGTAAAGAATTTTTAATTAATAAAAGGAATGATTTACAATGCAAATTATAAGACAACCCAATATCATGGAAATTTTTAATTATATACAAGATTGCAATTTATATTGCAATAATATCATATCAAAAAAAATTGATATAACGTGTGCTAATCTGGCACGAAAAAAGGTAAACAATGAATATAATAATACCTTAGCTGTTAAATCTTTTGTTAATGTTGTTATACTAGGTATAAAAGAGTATTGCAATAAATATTGTAATAATAATTTCAGATGGTACGATTTAGTCAATATTGCAGAACGTGAAAGCATAGCAGCAATGTTATTAAAAGAAAATAAAGATTTAATACAATCGTATTATACTATATTATCATAAAGGAGCTAGGCAATATGAGTAATTATAAAAAGTATGCAGCCATAACAGACAACGGGAAAATAATTGCTTATGGTATCTTTCATAATTTAAATCAATACAAATGGCTTGAAAGTAAAAGCCCATCATTTGAAAAGTTTATACGACTACCAGCAAAAGAAGCGTATAAATTATTAAATAAAGGAGTTTTCTTTATAGACTATAGAGAAGGCTATAATTTACATGATTTTATATGATACTAACTAAGGCACTTTATAGAAATTCTATAGAGTGCCTTTTTATTTGTAAATTGAAAGGATTGATTATAAATGATATTTTTTAAAAAATTGAGAGAAATAAAAAGGGCAGGGCGTCCCGCTCATTCTAATAGTATACAACTATATAGATATTTATTAGCTTGTAAAATGCTGCACGACAAAAAGGGAATATCTAATAATAAATTGCCGTATCCTGGTATTTTGGGTATCAATATTCACGCCACTAAAATTCCTGAGCTTGTAAATCTTATTTATTATAGTCAGCAGGCGTATAATAAATGGTTATCTAAAGATTATAATAAATATTGGGCTGATTTTATAGGTTCGACAACTTATTATAATCAATATATTGATGTATTTTTGAAAAACTATTTAAACAACACTCATCGCTTTTTAGATAATGAATCATGGTGGCGTTTATATGATAGATTGAATAAACACTTAAGAAAATAGACTTTTAAAAGGCACTCTATAGAATTTCTATAAAGTGCCTTTTATTTGTAAATTTCTATGAGTACATAAGAATTGTTTTATGTATTCTAAAAGTTTATAAATAAAGGGGTTTTAAATTATGGATATTAAAGAATATAAAGAACACAAAATACAAGAAATGCAAGCCATATCTAAAAATATAGAAGAAGAGTTAGCGAAATTAAGTGAGTATAGCAGCAGAATAACAACAAGCTTTTTCTTGTCGGGCGGTGAAAATTTTCTGGATATAAAACGTTTAGAAAATTGGGAATGTGAAAGACTGCTAGATACTGTTAATAATCTCATAAAATTAAATAATGAATTATGGACTATTGGAAAATGTGTACAAGAATTAAACAGCTTATACAAGTATGAATAAACACATCTATATATAAATGTATTGGTAAAGTATAAAACCGCCTTAGATGGCTTGCTAGGGCGGTTCTATTTGATTGAAAGGATTGAATATATATGAATAAGTTTAATTTTGTTATCATACAACCTGTGATTATATCGCCATCAAAAAATATATGTATTACAAAAGTGTATAAAAACGGCTGTTTAGTTGATTATGATATTAATTATAATAACAATAATCCATCTATTGAATTTTGTAAAAAATGGAAAAGCAACTTTAAACAGTATAAAAGAAATAAACCTTTTCTTTTAGATTACAAAGATATAGAATGTATAAAATTTGATTGTAATTATAATTTATATAAAAAGCCTAGATTATACAGAGGAAGCCAAAAACTTAATCAAAAATTAATGATGTTAAAATTAAAAGGTAAATTAAAAGGTAATGTAGATTATTATATATCAAGCAAGTTATTAAAAAATAGTAATATGCTGCATATGATTGAACCTATCAAATATTGTTTAAATTGGTATTATGAACTTAAGAATAATGATAAATGTAATTGGGAAAATTTTATTTTAGAAATCAATGAAACTTGCGATTATTGCAATATTTTTTCTGATACTAGAGAAGTTGTATATAATAATGCTTCTATAATGGATAAACAAGAAGCTAATAAATATATATGTAAATATCTTTTGCCTTATGTTTTAAAATATGCTAAGCATTTGTTATATAAAGATAAAAATAAATATAAAAGATTGCCATAAAACACGCTTAGAATTAATCTTAAGCGTGTTTTTATATAGGAGGATATATATATGAATAGCAAACAAAAAGAATACTTAAATTTAAAAAAAGAAATGGCTTTAGGTGATATTGAGCAAGCAAAAAAACAAATTGATTTATACTTGTCTGATTTATCTTTTAAGGTAGATAAATTAAGACAATATTTTTCTGTGTATGGTCTTTGTATTGATGGTGATATTAGAGAAATACACTCTATTACTAGCGAACTATTAGAGGAAAATAACATCATCATTAAAAATAATGCAGACTATAAGACATTTAAAAAAATGGAGGCTTTAGATATGAATAAACATATTGTAATTTTTGAAAGTTTTCAAATAAATAGAAATGGAAATAAGGTATATAAAATATCTGTGTTGCATTGCAATGATAAAGGATATAGAAATGCAACTGAATCGATTGCAAGTAAATTAAACTTGAGATATCGTACAGGATATATTTATATTCAAAATTATAAATCTTGTATCAAAGAATTATTTAGTAACAACTTAAATGATGTTGAATTTGTAGACGATTAAACACGCTTAAGATTTATTCTAAGCGTGTTTTTATTATAGGAGGATTAAAATATGAGATTAGGAAAATATGAAGAACTTAATGAGCAGCAGCAAGAAATTGTTTATAAAAAGTATGGTTGTCTTATTGATTGTGCAATAGATAGAGAAATTGACGGCTTAAAACAACAAATGGCAATAGAATTTGATTCTAATTTTAGTATAAAAGTAGAACAAAAAAGCATTAATATACATGATGATGGTATTTATGGTATTAATATTTTTTATGTACCATTTGATGATAAAACAAGCTTAACAATAAAATCATTAGAATATTTAATGAAAAACTTTTTGCAACTTAGAGAATATGATAATAGGCTGGCTAAATTTGATAATAGAACTATTAAAGTTTTTCTATCATTGTTTAATAATGATGATATTGAATTTGATATAGACAATAGCCTTGATACTGTTAATTATTATTGTTGGCGTAATTTAGACCGTTATCCTAGATTGCAGCATAATTTAAACCGCCTTGTAAAATCACTAAAAAAATATTTTAAAGATTTATTGTGCAGTACTATAACAGAAATAAAAGGAGCAGCAGACTACTATTTTAATAACAGTGAATTTGTACCAACAGTTTTTAGTGATATGTTTTTTGATTTAGACACTTTAAACCTTGTTAAACACATTAAATCTAATCCTAAAGATGTAACAGAAATTAATAATATTTTATCTGTTCTATCTTTAAAGATAGACAAATTAAAACAAGATTTTTCTTTAAACAATGCTTTTAATAAACAAGATATTACAGAAATAAAAATATTATTAAATACAATAGAAGGAGTCGAATAAAATGCTAGTATTGAGAACATATTATATACAAAATAAATACCTATTGTATACAATAGGTGATATTAATAATGATAATCTTATTTATGATTATTATATAAAGCTCATTAATTCAAAAGGTACAGAGGGGCAAGAAATGTTTTTCTTTGATAAATGGAATGGTAAATATATAGAATTAGGATTGATTAATAATGATATTCTATTATCTAGTATAGATAATTTAAATGATATTACAGAAGCTTTAGATAGATTAATAAAATTTAATAATTCAATGGATATTCTTTATATTAAAAATGATACTGTATATAAAAAAACATTTTACCAGATGTCATATCTATTAAAAGAAAAATTCTATTTGATAGAAGCAGCTTTTAATAAACAGCAAAAATCTTATTATGAACCAAATTATACTCCATATGTAGATGAGTGCATACAAATTGGCTTAAATGAATATGTTAAAGTTAAACAAAGATATAGAATTTACATCGAAGAAAACGATATTCAGAAGCCAATTAGTCTATTAGATGCTACAAATGCAATAGTACCTTTGTTTGATGCTTTCCAATCGTTTATAAAATCTTTTATTCATGGTGAAAATAGAGAAGTTTATAATATCTTTGGGAATAAAATAATATTAGTTTTTGAAGGAGCTGAATAAAATGTATACATTAAGTGATTATATTACAATGATTGAAGAAGGAAACAATGCAGTAATTCTATTTAATAGAATTGTAGACTTAATACAAAGAGATTTACTTTATAAAACAACATCTATTAACAGCTTGATAAATTATATGGAAAACATAGGGCTTTATGTTACACTACACGACTATACAAAAGATAATACTATGCAATTTTCTTTTCATTCTTGCAAGTGTTTATATGTAGAATACGAAGCAGCAGGTAACGGAAAAATAAAAATAATTGATGTTAGATTTTAGGAGGATTTATTTATGAATATGTTATTAGATACATTTATCTTTATATCTTTGATTCTGTGTGTTTTTACAGATGATTTAGTTGAAATTAAATCAACATTGTATTTGATATTAATGATAATGTTAGTTGTATTATTGCCAAACGTGGTACTAACAAAAAGCAGATATTATAACAAAAGAGATAGATAAAATGCACTTTATAGAAATTCTATAGAGTGCATTTTTATTATAAATAAAGGAAGTTTTTTAATTTTAGGTTTATATTTTAAGAATTGAATCAGAAGGTATAAGTTAGAGTTTAAATCTAATTTATACCTTTTATTGAGTTCTTAATAATTTTATAAACAAGGTGGTATTACTATGTATTTAAAAATATGTCTTTCAAATGGGACTGATTCAAAATGGGTAGACTTGAGCAAAAACCCAAACTTAAAAAATATTTCTGAAGAAATGGGGAGTATTTATGTAAATGATATAAAAACTGATTTAGATTTTGATTGGATAGAATTTGATGAGCTACAGAATATAATTGACATCTTTAATTATTTAAACTCTAATCGCTTAAAGAGTGATTTTAAAAAGATATTAGAGCTAGGGCTATCTTTCTATGAAGCCTATGAAAAGATAATAGAAAACAGATATTACATTTTTAAAGCTGATGATATATATGACGTTGGAGTATATATGGTCAGTAATAACCATTGGAAATATAAACGAAATGAAATTCCAGATGATATATACAAAGTATTAGATTTTCAACTAATTGGCGAAGAATTTTTTAATTCTTGGAACTGTGATTTTATAGATGGTAAGTGTATAGCAGTTTATTAAAAAATAAATAAGAGGTAGGTTATAGAAATGAAAATGAATAATACAAAACGAGTTATAAAAGCGTTAAACAAATTAGAATATGCTATTGTTACAAGAAATAGATTAAGTAAATTTATGCAAAAATATAACTTTTCATGGATTTATTATTGTGGAAATGAAGCCGACAATTATACAAGGCTAAAATATTTTAACGGTGAAACATTAATCACTATTTACGCTAGGGAACATAGAAATAATACTTACGAACTATTGTATATAGAAAGTATAAAAAATGAAAATGATGTTAAGCAGGAAATCTTAGACGAAATAAAAGACCGTTGTTTAAATCAAGATTTTTCTATTATAGGTTATGAAGTCAATAATGAAATAATGGATTTAGGCGGGGGCGATATCTTTGATGATATTGATTATTTAGACTTATTATCAGTAAATAATAATAATGGTCATGGTGCTATGGTTCATTGTATTTCTTATAAATGGTTTGATTGGGATATTTATGATCGACAATGGATAGAAGTAGATTATTCTTTAGATATATTTGTAGAATACAAAATAGACCATGATAGTTTAAAAAAAATAAAATCAATTAATGATAATGATGATATTTATTATGAAGATGTTGATTGGGAAGAAGAATTTTGTAATGGAAAATTAAGAGTTATTAACATACAAGAACTTTAATAATAAATATTTATTATTATAAACAAGAGGTGAATATTATGAGTATTATTCTAGGATTTTTAATGGCACTATTTATCATTTTAATTTTATCATCAAACGATCGTTATTAATAATAATTTAGAGGTGAAACCAATGTTTACAAAATATTTAGAGGAAATCAAGTTAAGTAGAGGAGATAAAACCTATACAAAATATGCACAAATATTAAGAAAATTTGAAAATAAACCCATAAATATGGACACAGTAAGAGAAATTATGAACTTAAATATGTCTATTAATTCAAAGAAATTCTATTTATCAGTTTGGATTAGAGCATTGAAATTTTACAAAAAAGACTGTGAAGAAGTAGAAAGATTTACTAAAACTATTCATACACAAGAAAAACTTGCAGAAGCACCAACACAGGAAGCAGTAGAAAAAATTATTAATAGTACAACTGATAAAAAAGTTAAGCTGTTAGTGTCTTTAATGTCATATGCTGGACTTCGTATTTCTGAAGCTCAAAATATGCTTATTAAAGATATTTCTTTAGAGGAAAATAAATTCATTATACGTAATACAAAAAATCATACGGATAGATTATGTATTATAAATTCTAAATTAAAACCACTGTTAATAGAATGGCTTAATAGTAAAGACCGAAATGCAGGGGACTATGTTTTTAACTCTCCTCGTGGTGGTAAATATACTACAAATTATCTAAAAGATATTGTTAAAAATCATTGTATTAAAGCTGGATATCCTGCCTTGCATTGTCATTCATTTAGACATTACTTTGCAACTAATTTCTATCAAAAAAGTCATAGTAATATAGCTTTAACAGCTAGAGCTTGTGGACATAAAAGCATAAGCACAACAATGAGATACATTGCGACAAGTGCATCAGATTTAGCAAATATAATAAATAAATTTTAAAAATATGCTTGACAAAATAGCAAGTCAACAAAAAAGTGTATTCAAAGAGAAAAGGAGATTATACTCATGGAAAACGAAAAAATAATGAATAAAATAATGGCACTACTTAATAAAACCGTAGAGAATGGAGCAACTGAACAAGAAGCTATTGCTGCTGGTTTAATGGCTCAACGTTTAATGAAAAAATATAAGATTTCAGAAGTGGTAGACACTACCAAACCAAAAGAGGTAATTCGCAATGATGTTAAAATCAAAACTAAAACATGGATAACATCTCTTGCTGGTGTAATAGGTGATAATTTTTGTTGTAAAGTTATTAGAACAAGGGCGATTAACGTTATAACTAGAAAACCAGAATATATTATTGAATTTTATGGATATGAGCAAGATGTAAAAGTAGCTACAAAAATGTTTAATACTTTATGCAAAATTATTGATAAAGGTGTTGTAAAACAGAAAGCCTTAGCTAAACGAAAATATGGAACGTCTAAAGGTGTTCAAAATGCTTATACCCTTTCTTTTATTAGAGCAGTTAATAAAGCATTAAGTGAACAATGTAAAGCATTACAACTTGTTATTTCTAATCAAGTTGTTGCTAAAGTAAATGAACTGTATCCAGATATTAAAGATGGATCAATAAAATTTAAAATTGAATATTATAGTGAAGCTGCTATAAGTGATGCTAGAAAACAAGGCGAGATAGATGGTAGAGAAGCTACAGAAAGAAGAAAATTGAAGTAGGTGAAACAAATGGTGGCTAGGATTAAAGTTGAAAAGAAACAAACCAATTTTACTATAGTTCCAAATGAGATTTTGCAATCTAAAGAATTAAGTTTACAAGCAAAAGGTCTTATTGCACAATGCTTAAGTTTTCCTGATAATTGGAATTACTCTATTAATGGATTGGTTGCAGTAGTCAAAGAAGGAAGAACTGCTGTAATGAACACTATTAAAGAATTAGAGCGGTATGGGTATGTAAAGAGAAATAAGATTCATGATAAGAACGGTAAATTTTCTGGTATAGAGTACGTGATTACTGATTATCCAAATACGGATAGCCCGACTACAGAAAAGCCGTATTCGGAAAACCTGAAAATGGTAAAAACTCAAGAAAATCAACCATATGCAGGAAACCCGACTACGGGTAAACCGACTATGGTTAAACCGACTACGGATAAACCGATTGCGGAAAACCTGATACAAAATAATACTATATATAATAATACTATATATAAAAAAGAAAATAATATAAAAAATATAGTATTTGATATAAATATTATTAATGAATGTATAAATAGTAATAATTTAGAATATGTTAATGCTGAAGAATTTTATAATTATTACTCGTTACGTGATTGGAAAACAAAGAATGGCGAACCGATTACAAATTTAAAATCTTTATTGGTTAGTTGGAATACTAGAAATAAAGTTAGAGTAGAGGAAGCAAGGGAAACACAAAGAAAAATGAATGAGCGACATGACTATGCTGCTGACTCTAATAATGTTCCCAAATCTGCACCTTTAGAAGCTCCTGAATTTACACCTGAGCAAGCAAGTGTATTTTTAAATAAGTTAGCTAACAGTGGAAAGCAAAGTATTGTCTTACAATCTATTATAGGGAATTTAGCTAAAGAAAAGGAGATGAGATAAATGTATAAGATAAACCAATCAAACTCTACAGATATTGCTTGTTATATATACTTAAAGCAATATAAACTACGGGTATTTAAAAAATTTTTTTACTACAGGGCTTGAATGGAGCTAGAAGCATGATAATATAAAAAATGTAGTAAAAAAGAAGGAGAGCTTTGTTAATGATAAATAGTATTTCTTATAGCTTATTAGGAAACAGAAAATATTACTTGTTGAAAGATGTATTTAATCTTACTAAATTGCACACATATGTTCCTGAAAGATTATTAAAGGACATAGATAATGATGAAGTGCTACGTGTTTGTTTACAAAAGAGTAAAGGCGGAATAGCTAAGAAAAAGACTATTTACGTAACAGAGGATGCTGCTAAGCAGATTTTAAATAAATATGTAAAATCTAATACAATATCTTTGTTTGAGAAAACTAAACTCGCAAGAAAATATGGTGTGTCTGAGGGCTTCATAACAGCCCATTTATATGCAGGCGATTTAGAGGAACAACTTGAATATAGACGGAAATTTTTCGGAATTGAAGATGAAGTAAAATCATATAGTTGTAGAGATTTCACTAAAAAAACAATGTGGTAATTATGGAATAAACTAAATCTTCAAAAGATTGCGTCTATTATTGTATAGTTAACATATATGAACAAAAGGAAATAGAATGGATAAAAAAGTTATAAATTATATTCCCCATTTTAAATATATAAGTGAGGAATTAGAAAAAGAAATATCTCAAGAAAAACGAAAAAATCTTATATGTACCTTATGTTTAATTGTAGGTGCAGCAATGATGATAGGATAGGTGAATAAACAATGAATGAATTACAAATTTTTACCAATCAAGAATTTGGTGATGTTAGAACGATAAAGAGTGGCGATAATGTTCTTTTTTGTGCTAGAGATGTAGCAATAGCTTTAAAGTATAAAAAGCCAAATAATGCAATTAATAGACATTGTAAACACGCTACCCTGTTTAAGGGTATCATCACTGACAGATTAGGAAGAAAGCAGGATGCAAACTTTATTCCATATGGTGATGTAGTTCGTTTGGCTGTTAAAAGTGAATTACCAAATGCTGATAAATTTGAGGAATGGATTTTTGATGAAGTTATACCTTCAGTAATGAAACATGGTGCTTATTTAACACCAGATAAAATTGAAGAAGTCTTAACTAATCCAGATACAATTATTCAGTTAGCAACAGAATTAAAACAGGAACGTGAGGAAAAACAAAAAGTTTTATTAGCTTTAGAGCAAGTTAATAAAGAACTTGAAGAAGTACAGCCTAAACTTACGTATTGTGATACTATTCTTAATTCGGTTGGCACTATGGCTAGTGGTCAAATTGGTGCTGACTATGGAATGAGTGCCACTAAATTAAATAGGATTTTAAATGAGCAGAAGTTGATTAAAAAAGTTAATAATCAGTGGATTTTGTGTGCAAAATATCAAAATCAAGGATTAACAGAAAGTAAAACTTTTGATGTTGAGTGTGGTTCTATTGTAGGCTCTTATGTAACTACTAGATGGACGCAAAAAGGTCGCTTGAAAATCCACGAAATATTAACCAAATTAGGTTATGTTGCAAATGTAGATAAAAGCATAAATCGTTTGAGTAAGAGAGATAAATTTGTTGCACAAGAAAAAGCAAGACAATTATCTCACATTGCATAGTAAAATAAAAACCTAGAGGGTATATTTTATACTCTCTAGGAACAAATAAAAGGAGATATATATGAGAAATAAACATTTATTATATGAATTTATGAAAGAAAATCGTTTACAATATAACGTTCCATTTTGGGTTGAAAATAAAATGGGGAAAATTCAATATGTCATTAAAGAAAATAAAAAAGAAGATATAGGATTTAACATTATGGCTTTTTTACCTGAAACTAATGAGTATATAGAGTTAGATATTAGTAGATTAACAAGAATTATGTTTGATAATAGCTATAAAATTATTAGACCAACTTGGAAACCAGAAGAAGGACAACGCTATTATTTTGTTACAAGTGATGGAGATATTATTAGAGCTAAATGGGAAGGTTGCACATCTGATATAAGCTGTTTCTTGTTAGGCAACTGTTTTCCATGTGAATCTGAAGCAGAAGTTAATCAAGAAAAAATATTAAAGTTATTTTTAAATGTTAAACCATTAGTTAATTTAAACGAGGTGTAAACAAATGAAAAATGAACATTTAATCAAACAATTTATGGAAGAAAATGGTTTACGATATAACGTTCCATTTTGGATTGAAGCAAGTAATTGGAGAGTTAAAGTAAAAATAATAAAAGAACATGATACATCAAGGGGCGTAAATATGCCTAAAATAAAATGCTATTACAATAAAGAATGGGAGAATATAGATTCAGATAAATGGTTAATAGATATTGTGTTCAACGAAAATTATAAGATTACACCGCCTAAACAAAGACCTAAAAATGGAGAAGAATTTTGGTATATTACTCCAAATGGGAATATTCATTCTGTTCTATATGATTCACAAGCTACGTCTGACATTGCGTTATTTTTAATGGGGAACTGTTTTAAAACAGAAAAAGAAGCAGAACAAAATAAAGAAAAAATATTAAAGCTATTAAATAAAAATGAACCTTTAGTTGATTTAAAAGAGGAAGTGTACTAAGTGTATATTGAGCGATTAACAAAAGAACAGCTTTTTGATTTAACAAAAAAATGTTTATTAATCCATAAAGCGAGAAACTTAAATGTAAAAAGAATAGAAATATTAGATGCAACAAAAAAAGGTATTCCTGTTCTTGCTATAGATAATAACGATAATGATATTGGTTATTATATCTTAGGAGATTTCAAGGTTGAAAAATATTACTTTGGTAAAATGCTTAATCCAATTAGATATACAGATATTATGATAAAACATTTTGGTGAAGAATATGCAGATAATCTTTTAAAATACTATAATATTAATCCTAATACAATAAAAAACATTTATTCTTTACCTACAGATTGGGAGGATAAATAATGGAAATTAAAAGAGAATGGGCAATGCCAAATAAAAATACGTTTAGTATAAAGCCTATAAAAGAATTTATATTAGATGAGATAGGGAATAATCAAATTTGGATTGACCCATTTGCTAACAATAATAAACTAGCAAATATAACAAACGACTTAAATCCAGAATGTACAAGTGATTATCATTTAGATGCGTTAGACTTTCTAAAACAATTTGAAGATAATTCTATAGATGGAGTTTTATATGACCCTCCATATAGTCCTAGACAAGTTTCAGAATGTTATAAAAACTTTGGTGTAAATGTTACTTCTGAAACGACTAGAGCAAGTTTTTGGGCAAAACATAAAAGTGAAATTGCACGTATTTTAAAACCAAAAGGGAAAGCTATTATTTTTGGGTGGAATAGTGGTGGTATCCCAAAATCATTAGGATTCTCTATAGAAAAGATTTTATTAGTTGCTCATGGTGGTTGGCATAATGACACTATATGTACCTTATGTAGAAAAAGAGAGGATAAATAATGGACTTTTATTCAACAAAAAAAAGAAATAAGCTGATACAAGAAGCTATGGATAGCTATAAATATAAAGACTTACCTTTAGAGATTGATGATTTTTTTGCTATTCATAAGTTAGTTTATGTTTATAAAGTAGTAAAAAATAGAAATGAGTTAAGACTGTTAAAATTATTGCCTGAATATTTTGTTCGTGGCGATTATTGTGACAGATGGGTTGTAGTTGATGACAGAGACCTTAAATATAAATTAAAATTAATGTCAAAATATTCTGATGATGAGAAAGAAAAAAGGTTTAATTTAGTAAATAACCTAAAAGATGATTTCAATATTATTACTATATTAATAATAATAAATAAAATGCTAAAAGAAAATAATAAAATGCTAAATTTATCTATTTGTATAAATTTAATATATAAAATTTATGACTCAGATGAATTAAATGGGTATAGATGTGGGGATATTATTGGCATAATCTCATTAAGAGATACACTAAAACACTTGTCTTAAAAGGAGAATGAACAATGACATTATATGACTTTATAAAAGAAAACAAATTAGAAATGTATATTCGCTATAGTCAGAAAACACATAGATTAGAAGGTGGATTATTTATACCTTATTATTTGTTAGAGGATTTCATAGAAATAGCAGAAGATTTTTTAACAGATAATTGGTCTGATGACGAATGTAAAGCATTGTTGCAGGAAAATTATATTCTTTTTCAAGGAATATTAGACCTCATTGACTATCAAGAATGGGAAAACAATGAAAGACCATTAAAAGAATATAGAGATTTATTTTATGAAAATGAGTTTGGTATAAATGAATATGATTATGCTATGACAAAGTATGAAAAGGAGAATAAACAATGATATTGAAAGGAAAATTCAATACTGCAAAAATCTTTACTGAAAATGTAGAAGAAACTTGTATTGAACAGATTAAAAATTTGCTTAATATAGAAGCTTTTGCAGGTACAAAAATTCGTATTATGCCAGATTGTCATGCTGGTAAAGGTTGCACTATAGGCTTTACTATGGACGTCAAAGATAAAATAGTTCCTAATCTTGTTGGTGTTGATATTGGGTGCGGAATGTTAACTGTAAACCTAGAAAAAACAAAAGAAGAAATTGATTTTGCTAAATTAGATGCAGTCATTAATGAATTTATCCCGTCTGGATTTAATATTAGAGAAAAAGCATATGGTAATTTTGCTGAATGGGTAGAAGATGTAAATGGATATATTTGGGGTTTACCAGGTGATAGAGTTGATTATGTAGCTAGAAGCATAGGAACTCTAGGTGGTGGAAACCATTTTATAGAGATTGCTGAAAGCGAAAAAACAAAAGAATGTTATTTAATTATTCATTCTGGCAGTAGATTTTTAGGTGTTCATGTCTGCAAGAGTTGGCAAACACGAGCTGAATTAAACTTTAGATACGAAAGAGAAATACCAGAAGAAATTGTTCCTGATGAATTATGTTGGTTAGAAGGTGAGGATTTAAGATGGTATTTAAGTGATATGAGAGCGTGTTCTGATTACGCTAGTTTAAATAGAGAAACAATAGCTACTGAAATTATTAATAACATGAATTGGAATGATAGCCCTTATCTTGATAAATTTCACACAGTTCATAACTACATTGGAGATGACAATATAATTCGTAAAGGTGCTATTTCCGCTAAAAGAGGAGAAAAATTATTAATTCCATTAAATATGCGAGATGGTTCTTTACTTTGTGTAGGCAAAAGCAATCCAGAATGGAATTATTCCGCTCCTCATGGTGCAGGTAGAGTGCTGAGCCGTAAACAGGCTAAGAAAAAATTATCTTTAGACGAGTTTAAAAAAGATATGGAAGGTATCTATACAACTTCTGTGTGTGAGAAAACATTAGATGAAGCACCAGAAGCATATAAACAAGGGATTGAAGAACTTGTCGGCGATACTGTTAAAGTAATTGATAGATTGAAAACAGTCTATAATTTTAAAGCAAAATAGAGGTGATGATAACATGGAAGAAATAAAAAAACAACCATTTATATGCCCATATTGTAAAGAAGAAGATGGATTTAGAAGTGAGAAACCTGTAAGAGGAAAATCTATTCTATTTTTTGATGAATTTGGTGATGGTATTGATGGCGAGATGTCATACACGACTCAATATAAAGAAAAATTCTATTGCTCAAATTGTAATAGAGGTATAACAAAAGCAGTAAAAAAATATTTATGTATTGAAGATGATTAAAAGAAAAACGAGAAGATAAAATAATAAAATATCGGCAAGTTAAAGTGAAAAATATTGTTAAAAATATACTTTAATTTGCCGATAAAGGAAAAAAATAAAGGTGTAATAGTATTATGGATAAAAAGATATTAGATGCTTGCTGTGGTAGCAGAATGTGGCATTTTGATAAATCTAATAAAGAGATATTGTTTATGGATAATAGAGAATTAAATACAACTTTATGTGATGGACGAAAGCTAATTGTTAGTCCAGATATTTTGGCTAACTTTACCAACATTCCTTTTAAGGATAAAAGTTTTTATTTAGTTGTTTTTGACCCACCGCATTTAAAGTATGCAGGCAGTGAAAGCTTTTTGGCCAAAAAATATGGAACGTTACCAAAAGATTGGAAACCTCTTATAAATAAAGGGTTTGAAGAATGTTGGCGAGTGTTAAAGGATAATGGAACTCTAGTATTTAAATGGAACGAAGAACAAGTCCTCACTAGCGAAGTTCTAAAGGTTATTTCAAAGAAACCTCTTGTTGGACAACGTAGAGGGAAAACAATATTTTTAGTATTTTTTAAGAGTGAAAATTAAATAAGAGTGTTTAATAAAATGGAATTATTTTTTAAAAAATTAGATAAACAAAAAAAAGAAAATGTTAATTTATTATTTAATCATATAGATATTAATGAATTTGCTAAAGATTTAAATACAACAAGTATATTTAGTGATTTGATATTATATGCTTTACAATGTAATGATTTATTCAAATCATCTAAAATACTTGATAAAAATATAAAAGATGTAATTAGAAATATAAAAGTGAAACAAAACAAACCGATAGAAGGTGAATAAAAATGATAGTTATAAGTGATGATACTGGAAATTATATTTGTCAGATATTAATTTTTATTGCTGGAATAATATGTGCAAGTCTACCTAGTAGATATTAAAAGGATTATTTATATTTTGGGAAATGAAAGGGGATAAAATATGCCTAATTGGTGTTGTGGTACGTTAAAAGTAAGAGGTACGAAAGAGAATGTTACTAATTTCTTAACAAAAGGTTTAATTGCTGTAGATTATATAGGAAATGATGTAAAAGAGTCTAAGTTTTATATTAATGAATATGAAGATATAAATTATATTCCATCTAAAAGTCTTAGTTGTTTTTGGATAGAAGGAACTAGACGAGGTTTTGTATATCCAAAAGAATATTATTTTAATTATTATAACAAAGAAAAAAACGAAGTAATTGTATGTTTGGATACTAAATTTGCATGGACTATTCATGTTGAGCAATTACTAGAAATTTCTAAAAAATATAATATAGACTTAAAAATATATGCTTTTGAAGGAGGAATGGAATTTAATTTAGATATAGAAGTGTCTAAAGGGAAAGTAATTAAATCAGAAGTTGTTGAATTTGATAATTATACTTGGGAATGTACAAGCCCAACGATAGGTGGATAAGTAATTAGATATTAAGGAGAATAAAAATGAATAAAGATAGAGATATCCCTCGTAATGGTGATGTTTGGGTTTACTTTGAAGGAGGGCAATATAAGATTATTGACATAGCTAAAGATGTAGATACTAATGAAGATTTAGTAATTTGTCATAAAGTTCCTATTGATGAAGAATGTAAAGTCCTTGCGTATAAATTAAAAGACTTTATGCAACCAATTACAGCAGAACAAAATAATTTATTAAGCAAGCTTAGTTTTTATAAAAAGAACCCCAAATTGAAACCAAAATATAAATTTAATTTATCCCATTGTGGAATATCTCTCTTTTGCGAAAAAAAAGAGAGAAAATTTGATAAATGTTTTAATTGCAAAAGATATGGAAATACTTACAAATAAAAAGAAAAGGTATAAATTATATGACAGAAAATGAAATGCAGCTTAAATTAGGCAAACATTTTGGTATAAAAAATATCTGTATTCCAAATGTTTTGATGATAGGTGAATATAGAAAAGAGATGTTACCAGAAATAGAAAAACTAGAAGCATGGCAAAAGCCATCTAAAATGTATGAAGCTGATATAGTGTACATCACTAAATCAAATTATCTAGTAGAGGTTGAAATCAAAGTTGATATAAACGATTTCAGAAATGATTTTAACAAAAAAGTATATCATTCTTCTCCGCTCGTAAGTGCTTTATATTATGCTTTCCCCGAAGAGCTATATAAAAAATATGAAGATGAAATACGAGAGAGAGTAAACGGAATTGCAGGTATAATAACAGTTTCTTATGATTGTAAAATTAAGGTTAAAGCTCCAAAAAGAAAAGAAGTTTCACCATTAACAGATATACAAATGAAAGATTTTATGCGTATAGGGTGCATGAAATGGTTTAAAGAGTGGTAAATATGAGTAACAATATTGAAAGAAATAATTGTTTGTTCTGTAAATATTTTTACCGATATGAAATAGAAAAACCATGTTGCGAATGTAAATTAAATTCTAAATTTATTGATGGAAGTATTTGTAATATATGCAATTATAAAAAAGAAAATATCACTCAAGATTATCCATGTAATATTTGTGATGATAAAAATTCAAAATTTAGTTATTTAGATAAATATGATAGAGGTGTTTTTGATTGGACGAAAAAAAGCTGAAATTAATGAATGACGCTATTAGAGTTATTAGAAATTTTTGCAAGGATTTAGATATAGACTGTTCAAATGAACATTGTTCTTTTTCAGTTAATTGTCCAGTTCATACGATTGAACCACCATGTAATTGGATTAATTTAGAAAAAGAGGAGAATAAAAATGAATAAAGAGATTGAAGAATTAAATTCAGCAATAAGAATATTAAGAAATTTCTGTAAAGATAAAGAGAAAAAAGGGTTAGATTGTTGCGGTGATGGTGATGATTTTTACGAATGTCCATTTGTTCTTAAGTGTCCAGTTTTTACTGATGATGCACCTTGCGATTGGACTGATATTAAAGACGAGGAGGAATAAAAATGGATATACCACAAATAGTAGCAATTATTATATTTACTTTACAATTTTCAGCTTCACTTATTCGTGATGGACAAACTAAAGAAATTAGCTTTTGGGATACTGTAGTTGGAATAATCTTGTGGAACATAATTTTATATGCTGGAGGATTTTGGAATTAAAAATGTTGAATTTTAGTGATACAGTAAGCACATTAAGTGAGTTATTTCAAATACACTCTCGATTAGAAGCAGAATATTCTCGTGCATTGATGTCATATTTTAACTCATGTTCTGGTTCAACAGGTGAAGAATATCATAAAAATATGGCATTATTTTTAGGTGAAATTCTAGGCTATAAAAAAGAAAAAATCTTAGATGATATAAAAGCGTATAAATGTGATAAGGAGAAATAACCAATGTCTAAAAGTTTTGTATGTCCATATTGCAAAAAAATAGGAGGTTTTAAGTTTGAACAGTTGATGAAAGTTAAACAGCAGATATATTTTAACAGATTTGGTATGGCTGTTGATGAAAACTTAGATACCTTAAAAGAATATAATGGAAAATTTTATTGTTTAAATTGTGGACGTAATATAACAGCAAAAATTGACAAGTATAGAAGGGAAAATAAATGTTAAAAGTATGTATTACAGGACATAGACCAAATAATCTATATGGATATAGAAAGAAAGGTAAATATGAAATATTGGGCAACACTATATTTAATCTGATAGAAAAATTATATATTCAATCTAATAGACATATAACATTAATTAATGGTGGAGCTTTAGGTGCAGACCAAATATTTGCTTTAGAAAGCATTAAATTAAAAAATAAATACAAATATGATAACAATGCTGAGATTAAATTAGTTTTAGTAAAACCTTGTTTACAACAAGATAAATTATGGCAACCTAGTTTGCAAAATAGATATAAAGAAATTTGTTCTCATATGGACGAAATAATAACAATCAATCAAGAGTATACTAAATCATGTATGAAAGAAAGAAATATGTATATGGTTGATAATTCAGATATTGTTATTGCGGTTAAGAGAGATAATGTATGGGGAGGAACACAACAATGTTTTAAATATGCACTTAGCAAAGGAAAAGAAATAATACTTATAAATCCAGAAACGTTATTAATGGAAAGAGTAAACAACAATGAATGAAAGAAAAGTGATATGCTCATGTCTTGTTATGTGTAAATCAGAAATTGAAAGACGATTATTTGGTAGAGTTCAAAGCGTTCCTATTATTGGTGATGTTTATAAAAAAGAAGAAGCAATCTATAAAATTATTGATATTATAACAGCACAAAATGGTAAAAAAATTGCTATTTGTAAAGTTTTTAATAACAATAAAACTTCAATAAAAGGCATAACTATAAATGAATTATCAAAAATTAAAGATAAGGATAGGGTTTATAAATTAATCCATTGTGGTGATTTCTTTAATTGCGACAATGATGACTATAAAGAGTGCTTATGGTGGTGCAGGATAAAATAGGAGGAATATAAAATGGAAGTTAATAATGATGATTTAATTGAAAAAGCAATAATAAAGTCTGGTTTAAAAACAGACAAATTGTTTAGGATAAAAATTGATGATGATTATTTTACAATTTATTCAGGACATAATAAACGTTTAAAAAGAACAATATTTAAATTAATAAAAATTGGTATGACATATAAGTTATGTCATTATGATGGTGAAATTTTTGACTCTATATTTTTAGAACATCTTTTGTTTACTATAAAAGATTTCACAGTAGAATTTTTAGATATTGAAACAGGTGAAATAAGAATAAGTAGAGTAATTTTATTTAGAGGTAAATCAAAAGAGAATTGTGTTTTAAATTATAAAAAAGGTGATTGGGTACATGGAAATTTTATCGAGGGAGTAGGTGGAAAAGATGATTGTTATATTAATCCAAAAGGAACTTTGATGAATATTAAAGTTGATTCAAAAACAATTAGTCAATATATTGGGGAAAAATATATTAAAAATATCGCTGAATTTGATTCTATATATGAAGGCGATATTATACTTGATACTAATAAGCATTATGGTGTTCTTAAATATGACGAAAATAAACATCAGTATTTTATATATTATGGTCGTACTCAAAAACCTATTGATAATGTAAATTTTATTATTGTGGGCAATATTTGGGATAATCCAGAATTAACAGAAAAAAATCCCTTGAGCAAAAAGGAATAATAAATGACATTCACTGATGAAGAAATTGAGAAAGGTCTTAAACTATTAGAGAAAATATTTGATGAACTTAATATTCCAAATAAGCCATCACCTGACGGAGTAGCTAGAATGAATGGTATGACAGTTGATGAATATTTTAAGAATCATGATTTATGGGATAGAGATAATTATAAGGATTATAACCTTGAAAAAGTATATGAACAAAGTATGAGGAAATAATATGAAATTATTTATTCTAACCATTACAAAAGAACAACATATTACAGTTTTGATTTTGAAAAAGATATTTCTGTATACAAAAATATTTATACTGGTGTATTTAATAGTAGAAATAAAGCAGAAACTGTAGCAAAAGAATATTTAGATAATAATAGTCCTTTTGATGTAAATATTTTTTATATTACAGAATGTGAATTAAATGATATTACAGAAATGGGAAAAGAATATATACCTGAACTAACAGAAAAATATAGTAAAGAATTTGATGCTGGTGAGGAGGGATAAATA